CTAATCGACGTGTGTGACCTGTGCTACTGCGTCCTGAAATGTGTCCGGCGCGATAGGGTTGTCACCCTCCGGGCATTTAATGGTGTGCAGCTTATCCAGCACCGCAGCAGCCTCTGCGCCAGTCGCCTCCGGCGACAAATGGGCGTACTTCTGGGTCATCAGCACATTCGTGTGACCCAGCAGCTTCGACACCTTCAGCAGCGAAACCCCCGATTGAACCAGCCGCGCCGCGAACGTATCGCGGAACGTGTGTGGCGTCACCTTGTCGGCCTGCGGGTCCGCGTTCAATCCGCACTTCTCGATATGATTCTGGATCGCGGCGGTCGCATGACCTCGCGGCGCGTCTACGCCTGCCCATCGCCGTCCCTTGATCGCCGGGAAGACGTAGGAGTACGCGGAACCCATGGCGACCTTGCGACGCTTGAGCATCGAAAGGGTCCGCTGGGGCAGGCGCAGCATGGACTCGTTCTGCACCTTCGAGCGGTACAGGGAGATCGTGCCGCCTTCGAGGTCGATCTGTGCCCAGCGAATCGCGGCGACCTCGTTGTATCGCGCCCCGGTATCCAGCAGGAACAGGGTGAGGTCATGGGCATCGCCCGCCGACCGATCGTTCCCGCGTCGCGCTGCTTCTGACGCGAGACTGAGCAAGAGCATCTGTTCTTCGCGGGGCGTGAGCCAGCGCAGCTTGCCCTTCTTCTCCTTCATCTTCAGCGAGGCGGCTTTGTTCCGACCGTGCGAGAAGATCAGCGGCGGGTTTGGCGTCACGACGGACAGCGACTTGGCGTAGCCCATCAGCGTCTGGACCAGCGACATCTCACGGTTCACGGTGGCGGCAGACACGCCTTCGCGGAGCCGGGCGGACTTCAGTTGGACCAGATGCTCCTGGACCAGTCCTTCGACCGGGAGGTCCTTCGGGATACCGAAGCGGGAGCCTACGGTCAGCTGCCACTGGCCCCGAACCTGCCGCAGCTCATCCCCGAACAGCTTGCGCACGCGGGAGACGTTGTTGCGGTGGTCGCGGTGCGTCAGTTCGGACACCGACAGCCAGGACTCCGCGAGACCGTAGAGGGTCATGTGCTTGTGACCCAGGCGTTTGGCTTCGAGGTCGCTTTGAACCTGGGCGCGGCGCTGGACCTCCCAGGCCTGGGCCTCGATCTTCGACGTGCAGCCGGTGGATTCCCGGACTGTCACGCCTTCGAGGGTGAACTTGCATTGCCAAACGGACGAGTTGGCGCGTTTGAAGACGGTCACGAGTGTGCCTCCAATGGGTAGAGCGAAAAGGATTGGCCCCGGTGAAGGGGAAGCCCAGGGGACACGCGAGTGGTGTCCCCGGCTGTCTGGTCAGCGTCCCGGTGTGCGCTGAAGCGCCCGGGTGCGTCTGCTTATTGCGGCACCGAGTGGGCCGCAGCGTTTCCGGCCACCGCGTCGAACCACGCGATGACGGCATCTTGCGAATAATCTTCCCAGCGTTGCGCCAATAGCGTCACTCGCTGAAGGGTCTCAACTTGCAGCCCCGTGGGCAGGCAGTTGAACACCAGGGCATAGTCCTGGGGGTTCGTCAGTGCGAACCAGGGGACGCTCTCATCGTCCGTTCCATCATCGACCTCGTAGGCCGGGTAGGCCCCGCTCAACTCAGAAAGCAAGCGCTTAGTCGCCTCGTGCCTTACGGCGCATGAGGACGGGTTCGGGTCGGGGGAGATTTTCGACTGCATAAGGGTCTTTTCCGTGAAGGGCCATGTATAGGAATGGCTCGATGAAATAGAGATACTTGTCCGCCAGTTTCTTAGGGGAGACGTTTATTGCTTCAGCCCACCGTGCAAGTTCGCCAGTTGGAAGCGCGGAAGCTCCGCGTTCTATCTGACTCACTGTCGTTGGGTATGCGTAATCCAGCGTTGCGGCTAGGTCCAATTGCGTCAGGCCAGCAGCTTCGCGGGCCTCCTTTAGCCATGCACCAAATCTCTTGCGCATGATCTTGGCGGTGTTTGACACGGGAACGGACATGGTGAAGCCTTATGAGAGTTAGTCGGGACATGCGAGGGCGAGTTATACCACGGCTGACGCTACGTGAGTGTCTTGTGCTACGGGGCAATAAGGCCATTCGGCAAATTCCGCTATGTTTGTCGGGAGGGACAACCGCCACTTCAGGGGCGCTCTGGTGAGTCTCGGGACTCACCGGAAGGTCCTTGTGAACTGCGTGATAGGTTGAAACTATCCCTTTCATATGAGGGACAGCTTACAGCAGAACTACTGGATATGTACACAGTAGTTTAAGCGAGAACGTCGTGGTGTATTACGGTGAATAGAGGGGAGTTCCGTGTATCTCTATGAATACTAAGAGAGTCCTGGACCTTAACCTCCGGGCATTTATCGCGGCAACGAGGGCGTGTGACGATTCCGTCACAAGAAGACAGCCCGGACGAGCCGGGTTGTCTCGGGGCAACACTTGATTCGTCAATCAATCACGGGCCTCGGCGCGTGGTGGTTAGGGATGAAACGCCGGAGGCCCAACGAGTCGGGCCGGAGCTTCACAGGCTTGCCGCAGACGGGGCAGGCCGTCCTGCCGTCTACGTCGGGGCGCGTGGTCCCGGTGTAGGCGAAGAAGTCCTGGCCGCTGGCGGGGCACTTGAGGTTCGGGACGATAATCATCCGTCAGCCCCCGCACAATTCAGCGACGTGCGCGTCGAAGACCTCCTTGAACAGATTGGCCTGCGCCTCATCGGCTACGCGGTAGGTGTAGCCCCCGAACGGCATGACGGCGACCCAGCGACCATCGCGCTTCTCGACGGACGCAACGGGCAGCGGGGCGCGGTCGTCGTCCCGGTACATGAATTCAATCTTGGCGGCTTCGCGGGCCGATTCGATGACGGTTTCATTGGGCGTGTTGGGCATGAGACCTCCTTTACAGGCCACGAGGGCCAGAGAGCGCCGCGAGGGCGACCAGACCCAGGCCGCCCCAAAGGACGGCGAGCAAAACGAGTTGCATAGAAGCTCCTTGCGGACAGGGTGAATCCGCTTCGACGTGAAGCGGGACGAAAAAGGGATGGGGAGAACTGCGACGGGCCGGTGGCCCAGGGATGCGGTCAGGCGGCGCGGCGGACCAGCAGGTACAGGCGGTTGCGCTCGGCCCACATGGAGTCGTAGAGGTTCTTCCAGTCCTGCACGTTGCGTCGCATGAGATCCAGTACGGTCTCCGCGTTATCAAGCGCGTCCTCGGCCTCCTTGCGTCCGTCCAGGGCCTTGCGGAGCAGCGCCTTAGCGCTACTGCTTTCGCGGCGCTCCTGCGCTGCCTGCTGCTTCCAATCGTTCGCGCAGCGACGTGCGAAGTCGCGGCCTTCAATGGCGTCATCACGCTCGCGGCGAAGCGCCTCGTTCTTTGCCTTCGCGGCTTCAAGGGCCTTGCGGAGCTTGGCGATTTCCGGGGTGTCTTGGGTCATGGTGGTCCGTCGGTAATGCGGTCAACAGCGACCGCCAAAGCCCGGCCTACGCGGCAAGGGCTTTAGCTGGCGTTGTCAGAATCCTTGCTTGCCCAGTTCCGTGACGAGGCAGCGGGCCACGCGGTCTTGCAGGTGTTCCGGGAGGTCGGCGCGAATCTCGTTCAGCGCCTGTGCGGCGGCGGCCATCTTGGCGAGGTCTGCGCGGAGTGAGGCGCAGGCCTTGCGCTCACCACTTGCAGCAAACGAGGCGTAGACGTTCGCCCATTCGCCCCACGTCGGCGTAATGTCGATGGTGCGCATGTCAGGCCTCCGCGTCTTCGAGCGTCGTCAGCACGTCATCTAGGGACGACACGAGGTCGTCCAGACCGCTATAGGCCGATTCCAGATGGTCTACGGCGTCTTGACAGCGCTGGCCGCGCTCGCCCTCTTGCAGCGACTCGGGCATGTTGTCAAAGGCGTCTTGCTCATCGTCCTTGACGGTCTCCACGTCATCGCGGACGGCTTCGAGTTGCGGACGAATCGCGTCCAGGGCTTCGCGGATCGCGGCGATTTGCTTGCGGCGTGCGGCGTTCAATTGGTGATCCTTGCGGTACAGGGCAACAGCGCCCGTCAAAGCCCCGCCTACGCGGCGAGGGCTTTAGCTGGTGCTGTCAGTGAAGTGTCCCGGCCTCGCAGGCGCGGTCGTAGGCGTTTTGCAGCGCCTCGTAAGGGACGTTGCTGCGCGTCGATTCGAGCCAACACGCGTCGGGGAACTCTTCGCCCGCTTCGATGCGGCGGGCTAGGTTGGATAGGGCGGCTTCGAGCCGGGATTCGTCCAGGCGTTGGCCTGCGGTGCGGCGGGTCATTCTGCTGCCGCCAAAACGCTACGGACCCGGGCCTCGCCTGCGCGACGGATAACAGCCTCAAGCGCGGCCTTTCCGGCCAGCTTGTGGTCATTGAGGGCGGCGGACAGGTCACCGACCGTTATGGACGTGACGCGCTTCCCGCTGGCGCGATGCGTCACGCTGGGCAGGTGTTCGCCCGGCATTTGCGTAACGACGAAGCGAAATTGCACGCCCTGGATGTAGTGCGCGAACGTGGCGTGCTGCGCGGCCTCCACCGGGCCGGACGCCGTGTCCACCTTGAATGTCTTTTGCATGGGGATTCCTTGCGGGTAACGGTCAATAGCGACCGACTTAGCCCGGCCTACGCGGCAAGGGCTAAAGCTGTAGCTATCAGAGGGACGCGATGCGCAGGACTTCCCGGGACACCGGGCAACCCTTGCGAGCGCTACGCCGGATCGCGTGGACCCGGTAGCGCGTGGATATCCAGCGGCAGGCCGCGCCTAGGGCAATGACGGCCAGCGCGGCGGCGGGGAGGACTAGGACGGCTAGGGGCGTCATGCGGTGGCCCTGGTACTCAGCGAGTCCGGGACGTCCACGGAATCGCCCAGCTTTGACGCCACGTAGCAGCGCATGGCGGCAATAAGGGGCGTGGCCCCGAATCGCCCACTAAAGCCCTTAATACGGCCGGGCGTAGGACGGGCACGCATCGCATGCCAACCCCCTTGCGCCAAATTCACCTGAACGTTCAAGCCCTCGCGCTCGATGATCGGGCCGCCCTGCGACCAGTCGGCGGACGGCCTCCAGCGGCCCGATCCCAAGGGGTTGCGCAGGATGTGGACCGCCTCCGGCATGGTGCAGATATCGACCGATACGCCGGCCGCCTGCGCCACCGCCCAATCCAGCGCGGCACCAGTCAGGGCCGTCGTTTTGATAATCGTCATAGGTGTTCCCTTGTGGAACGGGCAACAGCGCCCGACATAGCCCACGGTGGCGCGGGCTATAGCTGATTCTTTCGCGGGTGTCTCGTGCTACTACAGGTCGCGCAAAGCGGCCCGGACGGAGCTAAAGCTGTACGGCGCGTCGTCCGGCGTTTTGGTCGCGCTACATTCGCGGAGCGCTTCCAGCATTTGCTGTGCAGCTTCGTCCTTCGTTTTGCAGCGGCGCACGTAGTCGCGGGCCATGTGATATAGGCCTTCGTCGTTGTTGATCCACAGCGACACGTTCCAGTGATTCCAGTTCTTATGACCGTTGTAGGTGCGGGAAGTCATGGTGCTGTCCTTAAGCGTTCGGGGAAAAAACGGCGGAGCCGTCGCACTCAGTGCGGACGCCGGAGTGATACCAATCCAGCGCCGCCCCTAGTGTCTTAGTGCCACGAGGCGCGACGGCAACTTGCTGGCCGTTGATGAACAGGGCGCGATAGCTGCGCATGTATTCGGGTTGCATAGAATTCCTTGTCAGGTTGGATTGACGGGCAGCACTCAATGAATGCCGCCTGAGAATCCACCTATCCGGACGCTTCCCTAGCAGCACTCGCATTGAATGCGGCTAGGGAAACACCCGGCGCTAACCGCGTATGTACACGGAGTTAGCGTAGGTGAAGCATGCTAGTTCGAGTTGTTAAAGAGCGGGTCAATCGGGCCTTGCTGTACTGAAGTGTACTAACCGTGCCGTTTGGCTAAAGGTGTTCGCTGCATCAGTGAGACGAATAGTAGCATGAGTTGATTAGGTTTTGTCAAGCTACTTTTTAAATCCGATGGCGGCAAGGCGACAGGCCGCCCCACGCTCACCACGTATCCCGGGATAGGCATAGGACGGGTCAGGACGCACTAGGACGGCCCCACGATCACCACGACAGGCAAGGATCAGCCCACGCACACCACGAGTCCCTAGGACGGCTTAGGGCGGCAGGCACAGGACGCCCAGCGATGCGCCGGGACTCGCCGGGATCATTGGGTGCGCCGGGTGTCCCGGGACGCACCAGGACGGCTTAGGACGGGCCAGCGATGCGCCGGGATACGTCAGGTCCGATGGGTGCGCCGGGTGTCCCGGGAGTGCTGGGTGTCGCTGGTCCAGAGGGCGAAGAAAAAAACAGTGGCTCGCAAGTGTGCGCGTCCACTCAAACAAGGCAGCAGGCCAGCCAGCCACGGCCACCAGGGCGGCAGCACGTCCCAGCGACGGCCCACGCATCCCACGATTCCCAGCGTCCATAGGATGTCTTATCCGAAGGCAGCAAACCGTTTCCCATAGGGGGCGGGGCGGCCCGGAGTGCCCGGTGTGTCCTATGGATGCGTCCCATAGGCAGGGCACAGCACGCACCAGGGCGAACCAGGGCGGGGCGGTACAGGCCTAGGCCGGGCCTGGATGCACGCCGGGAGGCGGCCACGGCCCTGCTGCGCCACGATTCAGGCCGCCCCGCACGGGGGGATTTCCCCACGCGGCGGCTCGAAGACAGGTCACGCATTTTTGGGAAATTTTTAAGCCGGGGTGTCCCGGGAACTCCCAGGACTCACCACGCCCTCCAGGACTCACCAGGAAGCCCCAGGAGGCGCTGGCGTTCTCGTCCTGCATGGATGGGCTACCATCGCCTCCTAACGCTCTGTAGAGGCTCGTATGAAGTATTTTTGGATATGGCTTATCGGCACGATCATCATTGCCAATGTGCCCCTGGGCGCTCCAGGGAATCTGGAAGCGCTCTTGGTTCGTGGGGTGGTGGCATCGGCTGTACTTGCACTGGTGTTGTGGTTCATTGCGCAGAGGGCCGCAAAGCGCCCCAGGAGCCGCCAGGACTCGCAGGGATAGGCTGACCCATCACCACGAGTCCCAGGCGCTCCTGGGGCTTCCTACAGCGTCACACGGAACACTTCGACCGCTTCGCCGTCCTCGTCCTCATCGACGGACCAGATAGTCCCACGGGGAGACTTGCCGATCCGCTCGTGGGAGCGCAGGAAGCGTTCGACCTCTTCGTCCTGCCACGCCGCTTCCATGTCCTGGACGGCCTGGGCGACATCTTGCGCCAGGACCTTATGGAGATGGGAGACAGCGCCAGCCAGGGCGTCCACACGGTCATCGTGAGTCAGGCATCCCCGCTCGCGGGAGATGTGCGTCAGCTGGTAGCACAGCACCTCGTCCTTCGCCACCGACTCGTTGAAGACGAGACGATGGTTGGTCATGACGGGTTCCAGCGTGTCGATGATGCGCACTTCCTTCTGCGCTCGCGCCCACTCCGCTTCGATCACGGAGCATCCAGCGGTCTCCCCGGGTTTCGACGGGGGCCACTGCTTCGCCAGGACAGGCTGGAAGGCGTTGATCCAAACTCCACCAGCGAAGTTCGGCTCGACCACGATCTCGTGAACGTTGTGGTTTCGGGCGGCCAGGGCCAGCCGAATCATCGCCTCGCCAGGATCACCAGCGAAGCCATCGACCTCCACGACGTACATGAGGCCGTTGAGGACCTTCACGATGGCCCAGGCCGTCTCGTCCTTCCCGCGACCGCTGGGGTCCACGAACATCACGGCCTGCTCGAAGCTGGCCCACTCGGGGTCAACGAAGAGCGGCCCAAGCCAGTGGTCCCCAGAGAACCCGGCGACCGGCAGGTCGTCCCGGCGATTCTTGGACTGCGAGTCGGGACCCCACACGACGGCTCGGGGAGCCTTGGGGTTCTTGGACGACGTGTCGATGTGCATGACGATCAGGTCACGCAGCTTGAGCGGATACCGCTCGGCATCGCTGAGGGAGGTGTCCAGCTGGAACTGGAGGGCGAAGTACGCCCGGCCCTTGGACTCCCGGTTCAGCAACTCGAACTCGGTGAAGCGCTCGGCGTCCGTGGGCTTCCAGGCCAGCAGCGGGTCCAGGTCCACCTGACGTGCGCGGGGGCACAGGCAGTCCAGGACCATCCCGCCTTCACGCGTGATCCGGTAGGAGTCGCGCTTCTCGGCGGTGGGATAGCGGGCCGGGAGAATCCAGCCCATGTAGCCAGCTGACTTGATGAGCTTGGTGTAGATCGACTCTTCAGTCTGGGGCGTGCCCAGCATGATGACGTCGGCCCCGCCAGTCACCTTGATCGCGGAGAACTCGTTGGTCTTGTACAGCAGGCGCTCGCGGGCCTCGACGGTCCGGGAGTTGTCCGTGACCTCGATGTCGTCCGCGACGATCAGCGTGGCCCGGGAGCCAGTGATCTGCCCGGTGATACCACCGGCCTTCACCGAAGGCGACTGGGAGATGCTGGCTCCGTCCACGTCAAAGGCGTAGGCGGTGTCGCGCTGGTCGTCCCGTGATCGCAGATGCGCGAAGAGGTCCATGGTGTTCAGGAGCGTCTTCGTCATCGAGACGAACTCCTTGGCCTTGGTGCCGGACGCGGAGACCACCAGAATCTTTTCTTCGTACGGGCGGCGAAGCAGCCGCCACAGACAGAAGCCGGAAGTCAGGTAGGACTTACCGATGCCCCGGAAAGCTTCCAGGACGTCCTCGCGGAACAGGTGAGGCTCGGCCAGCCGGACGCAGCCGGTGCGGTCAGGCTCGACTGCTTCTGGTCCGAACCACTCGAAGTAGGTGCCGTCATCACGCTGGCCGTAGCCAGCCCAGCCATGCTGGAGGAAGTAGGCAATGTCGAACTGCGCGGGAGTTGGGGAGGGGAGCGCCAGATGCTCCCAGATGAGGAAGGCTAGGTTGCGGAAGTCGCTCTTGATGGGGTCGTCTGGGTAGTCCCACCACCAGGGTGACGTCCGCTCCGTCATTGCACCCGGTTAGCGAACGGCAGCTTCTTGCCTGCCTGAGACTTCAGGAACGAGTCCATGAGCGCCGTGGGCTTGCCTTGCTGGGGCACCTTGCCCTTGCCGTCGCTGTCTTTCTCCAGGTCCTTCAGGTAGGCCCGGACCACGGAGAGGAACGAGGCCTCGGGAGCGCCCATCAGGACGTTCCCCTCGTCGTCAGTGATTGCCCCTTCCTTGTTGGTGAGGGGTTGACCATTCAGGCCACGGATCAGCGCGGCCTCGAAGGCTTGGCGGATCAGCGGCTCGTTGTTGATTTGTTCGTCGGTCATTTCCGTTTGGGGTGATTGATGAGCCACTTGGCGAATGCGGGGTTGTCCCGAAGCACCACGGTCAATCCGGTGGCGAGAGAGCGCACGTAGTCCTCTTCGGTCTCCCCGCCGTACTCACGGCCCTGGGCGGCGCGGATGGCGTGGAAGACTTCGTGGAGCGTGGTGTCGCGGAGGTCGAAGGGGGACATGGAGTCCCGCACTTCAATGCGCCGGTCGTCAGCCCAGTGCAGCCCGTAGGCTTCTGGCAGCTGGTCGGCGGGGAGAGACTGGATGGTGTAGGACTGCCCCAAGACCCCCAGGGATTCCGGGGGAGGCTTGGGACGTGCAGGCATTAGCTGCCCGAGGCTTTGGCCTGGATCAGACGCTCCAGGAACTGTTCGCCCAGCACGGCAGACGCGGCGGCCAAGCCGACCACGGCGAGCATGGAGACCCCCGGGATGAACGCGAGGATGGACCCAGCGGCGATGGCGAGACCGGCGCTCACGATGGCGCGGCCCACGGCCAGCCGCCAGCAGAACTTCTCGTTGGACACGAGCATCTTGCCGATGGCGATCACGACCCCCACGAGTGCCAGGACTCCCAGCGACTTCCAGAGGTTCAGGTCGTCATTCACGGCTTAGTCCTTGGCCGCGCCACGACGGGCGGGCTTGGGCATCTCGGCGGGCTTGGAGCCGACCGGAGGCCACGGCGAGCCGACACCGCGAGGTGCCAGGGTAGCCAGGGAGGCCTTGAGGTCTTCGACCTTATCGGAGTGGACCTCGACGCCAATGGCGCTGGGGTGTTCGTTGCCGAAAACGAGGCCGGTGACTTGGCCGTTGTGGGCGTAGATGCGGAGCAAAGTGGTCATGCGATTTCTCAGGTTATGGTTTGACGTTAGGCCTTCAGGGAGGCCGCAAAGAGGAACAGGCTGACTCGATCCTCGCGGGTGAGTCCGAGTTCGTCAGCGACCGCGATGAGCATGGGGCTATCGAAGTCGAAGGTCTGGAGTTCTTCCCAGGCGCGGACGTAGTAAGCCGGAGTGTCCTCACGGGCCAGCAGCGTCTCGGCGGCGTCGAATAGGGACACGCCGTCCTCGGGGTTGCCGTAGGGAGTCAGGCGCATCGCCTCGCGGCCTTGGTAGCGCGAGACGGACTCGGGCGCGGGTGCAGGCAGAGCGGCGTCGGGGTCGTGGGCGGCAAGGACCGCCTCGACTGCGGCCCGCTCTGCTGCGGTGACGTCATCGTTGAACCGTAGTTCGCCTGTGTCGTTGCCCCACGAAAATCCCAGGCCGAGAAGCCCCTTGGCCTCCAGTTCCTGGGTGAAGGTCGGGCCGATTTTTTTCATACGTAAGTCAATGCCGAAACGTCGTGATAGAAAGTGGCTGGATTAGCAGACGCACTCGTGAACCCATACGGGGCAAAGTTGTAGTACCCATCAGAGTTGGCGTAATAGCTGGTGGTGGCGACGCTTGCTTGTTGGGTGCCTGATGTTGCGCTGAGGGTGTACCCCTGGCCTCCAGAGATCGCGGTGCCGTTGACCGTCATCACCATATAGCCGCCGCCACCTCCATTTACCCCAGGCCGGACGATGCCGGTCGCGGACAACATGGCCGAGTCTCCAGCCCACAGCAACGTGTAGACGCCGTTTTGCAGCTTCACGTAGGAAGTAGACGCCGTGGTGTTGTTGCTCGCTGACTCTGCTATCGCTACGGGGCGGCGGTTAAACCAGGAGGCCACGTAACGCCCGCTCCCGGTTTGAGAGAACTGACCTGACGGGCTTGTGATCGCCATTCCGACCAGCGTGTAGCGGGGGTCCCCGGTACGAATCTCCACGCCGTCCGTATGCGTGGAGTGGGGGTTGCTAGACGCCAGTAGAAAATCCACGGCAATGCCGCCACTTCCGTTATCTCGGGCGTACGCGTAATACAGCGTGCTTGCCGCCAAGGATGCGTTGCTGACGGACACGTAGGTTGACGGGAGCCGATACTGCTTCCCGTTGATCGCCAGCCCGTTACCGCCGTAGGGATAAAGGCGGCATTCGGTGGCGCTGGTGTAGTAGAACCGACACTGGCCGTGGGCCAGCGCGTTTGGGCCGGTCAGCGCGTAGGCCGTACCGTCCCAGGAATACCAGCCCTGACCATCGACGTAGATATCGCCGCAGTTGGTGTTCGGTAGGCCGACAGCAGAGTGCCACGCACTGGTGGACTTCCAGGGTTGCCACACCCCGGTGGTCGAGTTCCCGAAGCGGAAGAATGTTCGAGGCTTGTTCCCGCTAATGAGGAACGTAAGCTCCTGGGAGACTTGTGCCGCGTTTCCGTAATAAACGCGCATGTAGCCTGCGGCTGGTGTGAATCCTGCGGAGAAGGTGGGGAAGTTCGCGCCGATTACTGACGAAGCGGTCCAGATGTAGAACGTGTTGTCCGCCGTCATCGTATTGGCGTCAGTCGTTACGGCGAGCGCCGTCCTGGTCATAGCGGTGGCGGTGCTTGCGACCTCGAACCACAGAGACCACGTAGTCGAATTGACCTGGGTGCGCCACCACTTTCGGCCCGCCGAAGCACGGTTCGTGTACTCCTGCACCACAGCCGTCCCATAAGCCTTGACGGCCAACATGCCTAGCGCCGCGCCCTCCGGGTATCCGTTTGCCACGGACGCCGATGCCGTGGTGCCTTGATACCACTCGCCGGGGGCGACATACGTATTGAGGTTGTGCGCAGCGGTCGGAAGCGTGGTCGCGTAAGGCAGTCGCTCGACCGGCAGACGGCCCAGGGAGTCGAGGTCTGCTACGCCACCATTCGCGCCCTTCTGGACCATGGGGATCGCCGCGTTCGCCACGGTTTGCACAGCCGCCACAGTGTTCGTGAGGTTGTTCAGTGCCGAGGCCGAGACCACTGCCGCAGCCGCCGAAGCAGCTGCGTTCGTCTCGCTCGTCTTCGCCGCCGTCTCCGATGCTTTCGCATTGGTCTCGGAGGTCTTGGCGTTCGTCTCAGAAGTCTTGGCGTTGGTGGAGTACGTCAGGGCGTTGCCCCGGTACGTGTTCGCGTTCGTGGCGGAAGTAGCCGCGGCGGTCTGAGAGCTTTTCGCTGCCGTCTCGCTCGCCTTGGCGTTGGCCTCGGCGGCCCTGACGCTTTCTGCGGATGACGCAGCTGCGTTGGCTGCGGCCTGGGCGGCCTCAACGTCGGCAGGGATTTCCTGATACAGCGCCACCAGCGATGAGATTTGCTGGGACAACTGCTTCAAGTTTGCAGTGGTCGGCGCGATGGACCAGTCAGTCCCGACGTACGACGCAGCAGCATATTCTTTGTTGATGCGAAGCGCGGTATCCGACAGGACAGCCGTGACCTCGTACATATCCATGATGGGGCCGATGAGCATGTCACCGGCTCGGACGTTCGCAAGGAACGCCGATCCTGCACCTGAGACTTCCCGCGACCCTTGGGTCAACGTGAGCGTCCCGGTGCGATACCAGAGTTCGGCCATGGGCCTCCTATAAGTTGTCGGTCGAGATGACCATGAATCGGTTGTCCACGCCGTTGTTGCCTTCGTAGACCCAGCCAGTCGGCGGGCCGACGCCGCCCGCGTTATACGGGCCGGTGGCTGCTTGGGAAATGAGTTGATTGGCGGTGGTGGTCGTGTTGCCTGAGATGGCGATGAGGCCCATCGTGGCGATGATGAACATCATGTAGTCGGGAGCGCCCGTCGCGCCTGGGGCGAGGTATTCAATGCGGCGGTCGATGCCGGCGTAGGTCGTCACGGGGATCACTGCGACGCTTGACGCCGCCCAGGCTACTGGGCCGCCTGTGCCGCCGTGTTCACCCACGACGTTCATGACGGGGCGTCCGGTGTCGTAGATCAGGCCGCCCGACTCGTTGAAGACTTGCAGCCCATAGTTCAGGCCGGAGGCTTGGTGCGGCGAGAAGACCCAGTAATCAACGGCGGTCCCGAGACCAGTGACGATCAGGGACACCACGCCGTTGTAGCGGCCATAGAGGTTCGCGTACTGACCGGGCGCGGGCCGGAACGCCAGGATTTCCCCGGCATTCACGGCGATCCTGGCGAAGCTGGTGCCGTAGCCGGTGGGCGTCGTGGTACCGCTCACTACCGTCCCTTTACGCAGGAGAGTGATGTGAGCGGTGGAGCCGTCGATCTGGACCTGCCCGGAGTCACCGTAGACTTCGAGACCTCCAGGCATCAGCGAACTCCGTAGTAGAGGGTGCAGACTTCGTTCTGCCCCTCGGTCGGGAAGTAGTTGCGTGTGACTGTCATGGTGTTTCCAGAGAAGCTGACCTTCGGTGCGGTCAGGTGTGGCATGGCGTCGTAGGGACCGAAGGTGTCCACGATCCCCTCATACACATAGAAGGCGAAGGGGATGCCCGTGGTCAGGCGGTTGTCCGTGTAGACGCCCGTGCCCATAGGGGGCTGGAAAGACCCCAACATCCGGGAGACGCGGTAGTTCGTATCGAATGTGATCCGGCCATTCCCGTCGAAGACTTGGAGACCAGCGGGCATTACCAGATACCCATACGCACGCGCATCACGTTGTTCGCGTCGTAGACGCGGATTTGAGCGCCGTCCATCTCGGTGCGGAGACCCCCGGCTGTGCCGCTCATCAGGAATCCCAGGTTCGCGGAGAGCGCAGAGAGCGAGGGGGTCGAGATGCCGCTGGGGGTGATGAGGGTGCGAAGGCCGCCAGGCGTGTAAGGCGAGAGCCGCGTGGCCGTGGTGGTCGTCTCAGCAAAGAAAGGCTTCGTGATGAACAGCCAGCTGTCGGCGTTGGCGGACGTGTGCTGACCTTTGCGGATGATGACCCGGGCACCAGCGGCACCGGCCGGGGCTTGCATGATCCCGCCGATCCGGCGATACCCTGCGAGCGCAGTGCCGCCAGCGGCTACGCCGTCAGCGATTTGGGTGTCAGCGAGGGGCGTGACCGGGGCGACTGAAGCGACGCCAGCACCAGCGGAGTCGTACCACCAGATTGAGATATCCCCGGCGCAGCGGTGAGCGCCCACGTATGCTGAGAACTCGTAACGAGTACCCGCGATCACGGGGATCAGGTCGCTGTAAATGAAGGCATAGCCCAGGTCAATCACAGTCGAGCCAATGGTGCCGTTCAACTGGCGGATGGCGAAGGTGTGACCGCCCAGGATGGTGTAGCCGGGCCAGTCGTATTGCCCTGCGATCCAGTTGGCATTGATGTTGCCCGCCGTGGATAGATACCAGCCAGCGGGAATCTGGGACGTCCCCTGACGCTCGGTGAATTCCGAAGCGGTCAGGAGGTTCGCGCCGAGGCCCACGGCCAGCTTGTCGGTTGTGATGGTCCCCGCCACCAGCTTGTCAGCGGTGATCGAGTTCGCAGCGATGCTCCGGGCTTCAACGGACCCATCGACCAGCAGGCGTCCCGGGTACATCCTGTCGCCCATGACGTTCGAGGGGATCACGAAGGTCGGGGAGCCGTCCACGTTGCCCGCCATGAACATGGGCTTCAGGTCGCCGTTCGGGTTGCTGGAGTCCACAAAGACCAGCCGCTGCGCGGCCATGACGATCTCGGACCCGGTGTAGTCGTCCGAAGCCGTGGCGTTCAGGGCGATGCCCGCCATGACGGGACGACCATCTGCCCGCTGGGCCATGACCTTGAGGGCGTAGTTAGATTCGACCCGGGAGACGCGCCCGTTCACCGAAGTGATCTCGGCACTCATGTCCTCAATGACCTGGGCCAAGTTGTCCCCGATCTCCGCTTGAAGCTGGGTGATCTGCTGGGCCAGTGCGGCGTCTTTGGACGCCCGGGTGGTGGACTCTGTTTGGATCATCGCCTCGACGTCACCGAACTGGGACTTGAGGGTGGTCAGGGTCTTGGCCTGGGAGTAGTGGGACTTCGCCTCGGCAATCGTGGTGGTGATGATCGACGCGGCGATGATGTCGTCATCGCGGTCGCCGCCGCCCTCGGCGGATTCCAGGGCGTCCACCTTGGCCTCGACGGAATCCACGCGAGACGCGAAGGCCATGTCGTTCCCGGCCAGCGTTGCGATTTGCGATGACACCGCAGAGCGCAGGTTGTTCTGCTCGGCTTCCACCTTATCCAGTCGCGTCACGACGAGGCCAGTGGTCCCCTCGAAGGAGGCAATGGTTTCGTCAATGAGCGTCTGAAGCGCAGCTTGGCCGTCTTCAATCGCCTCCATGCGAGCGCCCAGGACGTCGAGCGTTTGCAGGCCGGCGAGAAGCTGGCCCTGCGCGTACTGGAGACCGGAGAGTGCGCCGGAGATCGTCTCGATCTCATTGGTCAGCGCAGAGACCACGACGGCCACTGAGCCTGCAATGCCGCCTGAGCGTTCCTGGATGAGATACAGGACTTGCAGGCGTGCGCGGTTCAGTTCGTCAGCGGTCAGGAGCGCCCCGTCCTTGTAGTCCGCGAAAGCGTCCAGGTCGGGGGTCTGTCGGAAAATCTTGAGAGGTTCGCCCTCGGGGATCGGTTCCCCAAAGAGCGTGTGGACTTCGAGGGTGTGATCGTCAACGAAGCGAAAGAGGGCGGGTGCCCCGCCATTCCGCGTCACCATGATGTGTGCGCGGTTGAGGTAGGGGAACCCGAAGGTGTACCGCTTGGTAATGCCGTCCGTTGTGTAGGCGGCCCAGGGTTGGGAGATGGTCGTCGTCATTGAAAACGGCGGCCATCGCCGCCCTAGTTGGTTAGTGTCATGCCGAGTCCATGCAGGAGATCGACGGGTTGTCGCGCTGGAATCAGCGTCTTCAGTTGCCGCCCGGCGCGGCTCCAGTCGCCCGCTGCCGCGTTGGCAGAGGCACTGGATACGGTGTCGAGGACCCCGTAGCCGGGACCCAGCAGGTTCACCAGCCAGTTCGAGTTGTTGCTGTACTTGGACCCCGCGCCCTTGAGGGCAGGGAATGCCGTGGTCAGCCCCGCATCGACGTAGCTGCTCATGTAGCCAAGCATCCCGCTGCGCATCACGACGTCCTTGATGTGTTCGCTGCTGCCGCGCTCAGGGAGAGACGCAGTGGTTCCTTGGAGGTCACTGCGACCCCTGGCGCGGACATAGGCAATCTCGGTCGTGATGACGCCAGCGGCGAGCATCAGGCTCATGGCCTGGTAGGCCCGGAGGTCGGTGGGCGTCAGGGCCATGCGTTGCGCATTGACCCGCATGAAGTTGCTGAAGAACTGGAGACCGTAGGACTGGAACTGGAGGAACAGCTTGCCATACCACTTGTCCATCAGCAGGGGCATGTGGCCCATGCCTTTGGCGTAGCTGGCGCGGTTCTGCGTCTTCTCCAGGACCACTGACAGCAGGTCAGCCATCTCACGCCCTTCGGGGTTGCCGGAGGCAATCCACTTGTGCATGTTCGGCTTGACCAGCCCGCCGTGATCCTTGACGGTCTCGGAGTGCATGGCGAACTGTCGGCCCATACTGCGAGCCTCTTGTTCACCGATGCCCAGGGTCAGCAGGTCCAGCCTGACCTTCTCGGGCAGCACGGTGTCCCAGGACCCCTTGGCCGCGTGGACCTTCTTCGTCCACTCCGCGATGTTCGACAGCTGCACCAGACCGGCGCTGCGACGTGCCATGTCGGACCAGCCTTTCAGCAGGGTCACGGTGGCGATCTTGTCGGCGGCGAGGTGCGTTGCGCGGTCGAACGCGGCGGTGGTCTTCTTCACCAGCCCGGTGCCGATCCCAGCGATGTCGCCGGGGCCGCCGCCGTAGGCCCGATCGCTCAGGCCCATGTGGATGGAGTTCTCGAAGGTCCCGAGAATCTTGGCGAGTTCCCTGTAGCCAGGGTCGCCCTTCTCAGCGTTCTTCAGGATGTACCGGATGTCTCGGCCCATCGTGGTGATGGTCTTGCCGAGGCCCAGAGCGCCGCCACGGGCCGCAACAGCAGACGTGGCTACCTCACCCACAAAGCCCTGCACGAAGCCGCCCACATAGCGCAGGAGGCCAATGCGGCCAATGGTGTCAGCGAGCCACAGGAGACCGTTGCGGTCAGTGTTCTCGTAGGCGATCCCGCGAATGCGGTCGAACCCTTGAGCCACGTCCTTCTCCGCTTTCTGGAGTGAGTGATTCAGGCGCTCGACCCACTTGGTGTCGCCAGCGGCGCGGGCTTTCTCGATCTGGGCGTGGTACTCGTCACGGATGCCCTTCATGATGTCCACGTTGCTTCGACCGTCGAACGCCTTATGGATGGCGATCTCGGCCCCCATGTCCTTCGAGTAGCGCTGGAGGCCATAGATGGGGTCGCTGTGAAGCAAGCCCTCGTCCATGAGTTCCTTGAACTCGTCGGGACGCCACTTGATCGTCCGCTCGCGCAGGCGACCCGTGATGGGGTCAGCGTCAAGCAGAAGGCCACCAGGGCGTCGGGAGTCGGCACCGGACATCCGGTCGAGCCAGTCGTCCACTTCGTGAGAGAGTGGGCTGCGGCTTTCGGCGCGAGTGCGGGCGCGGATGGCGCGGCGCAGTTCCTTGGCGGACTGAGCCAGTTCGATCCTGCCTAGCTTGCTGGCGGTCCGGGCTTCGCGGTAGATGCTACTGGCGTTTCGCCAGTGGGCTTCTGCGCGGGCGTATGCGTCGGCCATGGCGTCCAAGCGTTCGCGCTGGGCCATGAGGGTCGAGCGAAGACCGGGCGCGTCCGGGGCCAGTTCCTCGGCGTGCATGAGGCGCTTGACCTCCTTGCCCACCGCCTCGCGCCAAGTGAGTCCCATGCGGCGCTGGGCCGCAGTAGCGTCGAACGCAGCACGCGCTTCCTTGAGGGTTGCGACGGCAGCGTTGCGGCGCTCGATGGCCTCGGCCAGTTCCTGCTGGAGCTTTGCAGCTTCGGCAGGTTCCAGGGAAGGGCGGCGCTTTTCCTTGTAGGTTTGGCCGCGCAGGTCGTTGACCAGGGCGCGGGCGTCCTTGACCTCCACGGCGGACTCCAGGTGGAGTGCCGTGTCGGCGTCCTGCTGGCGACCGTCCGCATCGACCTGACGTTCCACGTCGGCCAGGAGGCTATCGGGATCATCGACCTTCTTGCGGATGGCGATCAGGTCTCGCTCGGCCTTCTCTGCGGCGCGGGTAGCGGACGCGAGAGACCGGGCGTGCCAGCTGGCCTCGGAGTTGCGGACCTCGGCACGCATCATCTTGAGCGATGCGTTCTTCAGGTCCTTCTTGGCTTCTGAGAGACCCGAGGCCAAGTCACCGAACTCTTCGGTGGCCTTCAACTGCGCCTGCTGGGCACTCATCACACGCTGGTGTACTTCCTCCATGCGGAGGTCTTCCAGCGTCCCACGGTAGTGGGTCAGGATATCGTCCTGCATCCCGTGGTCTTGAGCGTCCACGATCTGTTGCCAGGATGAGTAGGTAGGGCCAGCGGCTTCAGTCTCGCCTGCGGGGACTTTGGCGTTGGGGTCCTTGATGTAGCCGTGTTCGATCAGGAACTCTTCGGACGGGTTATCCGCCCGGTTGCGCATGAGTAAGGCACGGGCGATCCCGCGCTTCTCAGCGAGCGCCTGGGTGTTGTAGATCACCGGCATCCCGTAGTTCTCTTTGCGCATTTCGGGAGTCGCCAGCCCGATGCGCTCGGCCTCGGCCCACATGGAGTCCAGGTGATCGCCGTAGGCTTTGCTGGAGGCTTTCACCTTGCCCAGCACCATGGCGGCCTGCTCCTGGTGGAGTCCCAGGTCGGTCAGGGTCTTCAGTGCCTCGACATCCACCTTAGTGTTGCCGGTGACGATGGCGGCTCGCTGGTTGCGCAGGAGGTCGATGTAGACCTCCCGTGTCAGCTTGCGCGGGTCCCAGAGACCTTGGGTGATCTGGTCGGCAGCGCCGCCCAGCTTGGAGCTAGTCCAGCCGTTCACCTCGATCATCGCTTCACGCATGTGCGTGTCGATGTCGCGGACGGTGGCTTCGCCCATGTGCTGGTAGTGGCGCAGCCAGGATTCGGCCTCGACGCCGTGGGCTTGGCCGCGCATGTTGCGCTTGGTCGCCAGCCCGCCCAGGTCGAACAGTTTGACGATGGCTTCCTGGGCGTTGCCCATGTAGCCGTTCAGACGTCCGATGGGCGTGGGGGCACTCAGGGCCGCATCGACCAGCCGGGCCGACTTGGAGTCGCCCACGGCAATCGAGAAGTCGTCGTGCCGCACTGCGGCGGCACCGATGGACCCGCCCGTCGCGGCGTCAACCGTGGAGCGGGCGTCGCCCTCGGGGTAGGCTTGGCCGACCCGTTGCTCGAAGGTGTCCATCGCAGGAGCGCCTTCGATCAGGGGATTGTCCGGGGAGCCAGGGTGGAACTTCTTGGAGATCAGACCAGCGGCAGTGCCCAGGCCAGCGCCGATGAAGACGCCGCCGCCGATGGACATGATGGCCTCTTCCTTCGTGCGAGTGGGGTCCAGGTTTTGCAGGGCCGCCTCGGACGCACCAGCGTCTAGGAGACCAATGGCCGCGCCTTGGGCAGCACGGGCCGCGATGGTCCCGCCAGCCACAGTCGGCATCAGGACACCGAAACTCAGGAGCGTCGGGATGTCCAGCATGGACCCCATGAAGTTCGCCACGCCCGATGAGTTCTCGCTGGCGGCGGTGCGCCGGTCAGCAAGGTTCATGGTCACGAGGGCTTGCTGCCGGTCCCACTCCGATTCGGAGCGGACGTGATCGAACTGCCCGTCGAAGACAGCACGCTTGATTTCTTCAGGCAGCGTGTCCTTGACTGCGCCGTAGTGCTTAAAAGGGTCGAAGGTGCCCTTCGTCGGGTCTGCCGGGTCCGCGTCGTCCAGGCCAGCGTGTCGGAAAAGCTGACCGGCGATGGTGCTGACCATCCAGTTGGCCTTGAAGGCATCGACCCAATCAGGGTCGTCCAGGTGGGCAACGGTTTCGTCAGCCTTCCAGCCGTCGTTCAGCGGAGGCGCGGAGGGCTGGGCGGCGACCATCTGGTTGCCAGGGGCGACCGCAGGGGCCGGGGTGTCGAGAGGGGAACCCGAGGCTTCGGGTTGATTCGAGATGTCCATGGGGTTCCGGGTTTGCGTCAGCCTGCTCGGCCTTGCAGTTGGTTGGTGGAGTTGTCGTAGTAGCTTTCAGCCTTGGCCCCGAGGAACAGGGCGGCCTCCAGGTTGCGGCGGGTCTTGAACTTCGCATTGCCGGTGCTGCGCAGGAGGTCAGCGACGGCCTCGTCGGAGTCGCCTCGCGCCATGGCCTCCAGGAGAGCCTTGGGGCTGTAGCCCTGGTAGAGCATCGAGACCATCGCAGCACGCTGGTGATCGCGCAGGGGCACGTTGCCTGCCTTGCGGTTCAGCGAGTCGAGGATGCGGGACTTCTCCAGGATCATGTATTCCTGGAGGCGGTCGGCGTTGGCGCGGGAGATCGGCTTGCGTCCGTTCAGCACGTCGTCAAAGCCAGGGGCGTCCTGACCGGCGAGCGCAGCTTCGTACATCTGACGACCGCCCTTCTGGGTCAGGTTGAACCCGTAGCCCACCGAGACCTCATCGGAGCCGATGGTGTCGCCGGGGGTCACGCGGAACTTGCCAGCGTTGCGGGCCGCGCTGCCGAAGCCGTGATAGGCCGCAGCCTCGAAGCCTTCAGCGCCACGGACGATGTTGGTGGCCTGGGCCAGCCAAGGCATCGCCACGTTCGCGCCTTCAAACTTGGGTACAGAGGGAGTGTTCATCTTGACGTGGTTCGAGAAGGACCCGAAGTCCCAGCCCCGGGTGGGGCGGGATGATCCGGTCCAGGAGGTGAAATTGAGTTCGCCACGGGACTGCATCCCGTCCAGCTGGCGCTGCCACGCCTCACTGGCTACCTGGCGGTAGTCCAGATCGGAGGGCATGGCCCGTGTCGGAGGCAGGACCCGCTCGGGGGTTGCGGTGGGGTTCATGTCTTACTCAATGTTGGGTTGTTGCTCGGGGATGTCCGGGACCGTCGGGACCATCGAGTCGTTCCCGCGCCACCACGGCCCGGAGGCGTTCGCGTTGCGGTTACGGATGGCTCGGTCGCGGGCGCGTTCGTCCAGCTTCACGCGGGGCGCGTAATACGCCTGCCACGTCTGTCCATCAGGGCCGGGTGCGCCGTCCTGCTTGAACATGAAGCCAGAGTCCTGGAAGTGTTCGCGGAAGAACGCAGCGGCGGCCTGGGGGTCCACAGGGACCTTGACCGCTTTACCCTCAAAGGTGATCGACTCGCCGGGCCGGAACATGGGGACCATGCCGTTGGAGTCGTGGAGAAGCGCGAGGCCGTCAGGACCTTGGCGGTCCACGTAGAACTTGTCGTAGTCCCCCGTGAACTTGCCGGGGAAGGTCTTGATCGCACGCTCGCTGTCTTCGCGGAAGGTCGCCAGTGTGTCCTCGACCTCACCGGCCGCGTTGATGACCTTGGCCCCGAAAGCCATGATGGGGCGGTAGCCCTTCTCGGTGGACATCGGGCCGGTGTGGTTGATTGGCGCGGCCAGGGATGTGCCCAGGTCGCCAAAGGAATTCCGGTAAGCCGTGAGGCCACCACCGGCTCCTGGGTACACGACCCATTTACCTGCGCCGCCCACAGCCGCCTTGGCAAGCTCATCAATGTCGATGGCCTTGCCCGCGTTGCGCCACTGCTGGGCAATGGCGAGCATGGACGCCTGTAGCGGCACGCGGTCCTGTTCGTTCACAGCGATGTACGTGCTGCCCCAGAAGCTGTTGCGGTCCGTGCTGTCCAGGATCGCTGACTTCTGCGCCTTGGCGAGAGCTTCCACGATCTCGGCGGGCTTCCTGCCGGACACGGGACCCAGGACGTTGGCGATGGCCTGGGGCACGTTGCCGGTCTTGGCGGCGTCACCGATCTCCTTGGCGTCGAAGTAATGTTCGACCTGGGACTTGGCCGCTTGGTCGAGGGGCATGCCACCACGCACCAGGATGTCGAGGCCGTTGAAGTGCGCCTCGGCCACCGAGTTGCCGCCGAAGAGTTCGCCCGCGTTGTCGCGGGACACCCCGGCGTCTCGGGCGGCGCGAAGGGCCGTGTACGAGTTCTTGATGGCGTCGAGGTCATTGCCCATAAGGCCGGAACTGACGCGCTCGACGGTCTCCTTGTCCCAGGGGGACATGCCGAAGCGTTGGAAATTCTGCGCGGTCCAGACGCCAAACTTGGCGCTGGATGCGGCGGTCAGGAGAGGGCGGATATTGCCCAGGTCATCGCGTGTAGCGTTGAGGTCCGGGTCGCTGCCCAGCGCCGCTTGCATGTAGGACTGGAAGTCCTTCTTGATCGTCTCGGCGGGCGATGAGTCGCCGTTGGCGCGGGACGCCGCTGCGAGGTCCGCATTGCCGTAGGTGCCGCGCATGACGCCAAGCATGACGTTGTTGCGGACCTTCTGCTTTGCGGACTGCTCCATCAGGCGCTCGATGTTGAAGCGCTCGATACCGACGCCGTGAACGCCGTCGATGGCTTGAGCGCGGCTGGCGAACTCCATGACGCGCTCGATAGGGAGGACGCCGTTGGGGTACTTGGCCTGCTCGACCGCGAGGTCCATATTCCAGTTTTGGAGCGCGATGCCCGCGTCGCGGGTCTTGACCGTGGACTGGTTCTTCCAGACCTGCGCCGAGATGTTGTTGAACAACTCCGGCTCGCTCCGGTCCATCCCGAGGTCCTGCATGGACCGCAGGATCGAGTCGCCCTGGAAGGCGTTCTGCTGCCCGGACAGGGCGGTCATCATGAGCTTGTCGGCCACCGCGACGTCGCCGTGCGACAGGCGAAGGACGTCTTCTCGCAGGGTCGCCAGTTGGGGCGTCGTGATTCCGGTGGGACTTAGGAGTTGCCGGGTCGTGTTGGAGATCAGGTCGGCGCGGGCGTTCGACTCGATGGTCGAGCGTTGGCCGTCGTTGAACTGCTGGATCAGTGACTGCGATGCGGACGTGTAGCGGTGCAGGAGCCGGGCGTCATATTGACCCTGGCCGGTGCCGTTACCCACGTTCTCGCGGTAGTAGTCCTCGGCCATCTTGTGAAGGTCGATGGTCGGGTCCGATAGGTCCAGCCCCGCGAACTTTGCCCGGAGGCCTTCGTTCAGGTCCAGGGCGTGATCGTCGGCTGCGGAGATTTCATAGGCCGCCGCGTACGCTTGGCGATCCGAATAGCGCGGGTCCTTCTCTTTACCTGCCGCCCGATCCACACCGGCCTGGAGAGACAGGGCGTGGTTCTCGCGCTCAATCTGGATGAGTTGTTCGCGCTGGTTGATCTGATTGACGGACGCCATGGTCTGGACCGTCGTGTTGAAGAACGACCCCAGGGCCTCGCCAAGTGCGGCGATCTGCTGCCCCGTCCCTTGCACCTGGGCGGCGGTCGGGCGGTACAGGTCGGTCTTGGTACTGGGCGCGTCCGCGAAGTCCCCAGCAGACGCGAAGCGTCGTGGGGTCGCAGACATCTTGCGTTGCTGCTGATTGCCTTCGGCCATGGGTTATTTCTTCGGAAGTTGGTAGTCCGGCGTCTTGTTCTTCGCGGCGTCGATGGCGGACATATTGGAATAGGCCATGCCAGCGGAACTGACGGCGGCGGACCCGATGGTGGACAGGAACTGCGTCTGGTTCGCGGAGAACTGCGCACGCGTCTGGGCCACTGCGTCCTGGCTCTGCGTTTGCAGAGCGGCCATCTGACCTTGGACGGACGACCGTTGATTGGTCAGGCCCGCGTCGATACGCGAGTAGTCCTCGGCGGCACCGGCATTGATGTTGATCGCTCGGGCAGCGAGAGACCCGCCGTTTTGCGCGGCGATCACTCGGGCCATAGAGAGTTGTTGCTGCGCCTTGCGGGCGCGATCCGTCTGAGCCTCGAACGCCTGGGCGTCCGCATTGCGGGCGTTCTCCTGGGCGACTCGGTAGCCTTCACGGGCGTTGTTTGCTTGAGCCTTTGCGTTGGCGTCAGCGGCGTTGTCTGCCGCGTTCTGTTGCATCACTGCGCTGGCCGCTGTAACTGCCAGCATCAGGATGGGAACTACAAGTGGTCCGCACATGTGAGTAGAGTTGGAAGTGTCCGTGGACCGCGCCGGGCGTGAAGCCCAGCCATTCGAGCCAGCGGAGGTGGAGGGCATTGCCGCGCCAGGGGGCGCAGAGCAACGTCGGATATATGGTGTGCGCGTATTGCACTAGGGCAGGACACGCACGGAGGAATTGAGAGGGCCGCGCCTCGACCCCATCGGAACAGAGCATCCAGATGGAGCCGGTGGCGGCAGGTTGGGGGACCACGCCCCAGATGGCGGCGAGTGTGCCGTTATCGAAGCGCAGGGACTCGCAGAGGTAGGACGCGTCCATCGCATCCCGAATGCTGTCCACTGGGTCCGGCTGGCCGGTGCCGAGGAACAGTTCCTCGCGGTCAGGTGCCCGTAGGGTCCGGGCCAGTATCAGCATGTCAGAGGTGGATGGGAGGTCGTCGCGGATCATGGGAGTCTCGGGTTGGTGTAGCGACCCTGGAGGGTCAGGCCGGTGATGCACAGGGGACCCGTGCTGGTGGAGGTGATCGTCAGTTCGGCCTTGTGGCCCTGCGAGTTGAAGGGGACGGTCATGGCGGTGTCCCGGTAGACCTTGGGAACCAGGGCGGCCCCGATGGTCCGGGGGGACACAGCTTTCACCATGGGCACTCGGTCAGACCGGGTGACGGTCGCCTTGAAGTCGCAGGAGACCATGCAGTCCACCGTGATCCGGGCGACCTGGAGGCGGCCCAGTGGCGTCGTCTTGTCCCCCACGGTTGGGTAGAACGGCGAGAACGTCGCAGAGCGGGCGTAGCGCAGCCCCACGAGGCACGAGGGCTTGCCGGTGTTCTCGGGGAAGTGCGCGAGCCATTGCGTCCCGTCGTAGACCGAGGTGCCGGTGAACTCGCGGAACCAGCCGTCACCCATGTCAACCAGGACGACCACGGAGGGGTACTGGCTGTAGCCCGGAGGCAGGATGAGTTCGGAGCGGTTGCGTGCGGCGTTCCAGGTCAGCTGCACAGTCGAGCGGTAGTCCAGTCGAACGTCGGCCTGGGGGTCATTACCAAGCCCAGCCTCGACCGCGAAGGTCAGGAGCTTCAGCTGACCCTCGCCGGTCCCGGCCAGAAAGACGGTATCGGCGTAGACCCAGAAGCTCAGGATCGTCGTGACGCCCGAGAAGGACATGCGGCTCCATGCGTTCTGCTGGCGCTGCCCGTCCTTCCAGTAGGAGGTTTGGACGTACAGGCCACCAGGATCGCCTGACGCCTGCATGAAGACGCGGCCCGATTGGGACGCGCCCCGGATGCGCCGGACGTGCCCAGGCACATAGCCAGGGACGTGCTTGCTCAGGTCCTCCGCGAAGTTGTTGGAGGTCTGCTGCTCGTATTGGTATTCCCAGAGTGCGGAACGATTCGGCATCGGCCCGGTGTAGTAGAGCGCGTCCCCGATCACCTTGGGTTCGCAGGCTCCGTCCAGCTGGTAGCGGGTCGCCACGCCGATCACGGCGGACGTCGGAGTTACTGGGTCTTCACCAGGGATTTCAAGTTGCGCGTTGTCGCACAGGACCATCAGCTTGGAGCGGAAGCCCACCAGCCACTCGATGTTCTCTACGTCGTCAGCTTCAACGGGCAGAGTGATCGGGTCGGCAGGGAGGACTTCGCGTGCGCTGGAGCGCCAGAAGTTGAAGAGGTCATCGGCCTGGGTGGAGTACACCGTGTCGCCAGCGGCGAACCAGAGGCGGCCCTTCCACTGAGCCAAGGCAGAGATGCGCTTGCCGACAAAGCCCGCCAGCGGGTTGCTGTCGTCGTCGCCCACCTTCCGCTGTTCCCAGTCGCAGGGCTGCAACTCGAACGCGGCGGGGCCGGTCTGGTGCAGGCGAATAGGCATGGTGCCCGGCTGGTAGCTGCCGGTCGTCGCGGTGATCGGCACAGCGTAGCTGCACTCGACCCAGGCGTTGCGGCTGGCGTCGTACTGGACGTAATAGGAAGACTTGGCGTCACCTTGGCCCAGGTCCACCATGATGGGGACCCCAGGCTCGAACGTAGGCGGCAGGTCGCTAAGGGCACCCACGCGGCCCTTGATGGTCACGGCGGCCCCATCATCCCAGTCGTTGGTAAAGACCAGGGAGGCGATGACTGCGGGAGTGCCCGAGACGCGGATGACGTTCGGGGCCACGCGGAAGGTGTTGACCCCGGGCATCCCCGTGGCGATGTTCTGTGCCAGCTGGAGCGCGATGAAGTCGCGGGTGTAGTCAGAGTTCTTATTCAGGACGAACTGGCCCGCGCCAGCCGCAGACGTCGCAGTGAACGCCTGGGCAGCAGTGGACGTCCGCTTGACCACGAGGTAGGCCGAGGTCAGGGTCGGCGCAGGCGTGACGGTCGCTTGGGTCGTCACGGCGGTATTGAGGATCAGGGTGGTGTCCGAGATCGTTAGGAATCGCAGGGCGTCCGTGGACGACCCGATGTAGTTCTGGACGTAAGGTCCCAGCGTGAGAGTCGCCAGGATGCCGGTGTCGAGACTGCGGACTTCGATGGTCCCGAACTCCATGCGGCGCAGGAGGACCCAGCGTCCGCCATCAGTCGTGCGGAAGAAGTGGTGCCCTGCGGTCGCGTAGTTCGGCGCGGCCAGCGCGTTGATGAGCTTGGTGCCGCTGCGGTCAACGAAGCCCGCGTAGTCCACGGAGGGCAGGAAGTTTTCCAGGTCCTGCATCTGGCTCGGGGAGCGTTGCAGGTCTGCTTGTCGGCTCACGCCGTGGTAGAGACCGCCGATGCGCGGCTGGAGAAGACCGTCCATCAGATGCCTCGGCGGAAGGAATGACGACGCAGGTAGGCGAGGTCAGGGTTGTTCAGGATGTTGTAGTCGTCCTCGTCCACCTCGGAGTCGCGGGAGTCGGCGGTGGCCTCGGCCCGTTCTTCAGTGGTGTACTTGTCCAGGGTGTCGGAGCCGACGAAGCTGCGCTGGTAGAACTGCGCGGCCTTGCCGACGATCTCGCGCTGGACGTGGTAGGGGCACCCCTCAAACGTCAGCAGGACCACGCGGTCCACGACCACGGGTTCCGTGAAGACGTCGGTGTGATTGATGAGGTCGTACAGGTAGCCATCGCGCTGGGCGATGTCGAGCTTGGGATCGCAGTAGTCCAGACGCAGGGTGTTGGCCGGGACCAGGATTTTTCCATCGACGTCGGGGACCAGCTTGATCCCTCGGTCGGTGTTGAAGTGCCATCCCTTTGCCAATACCTTCGCGGTCTCGGCGTCCAGGATCGCGGAGCAATTCGCGTAGTCCCCCGCGCCCTCTTCGAGTACGAGGATTACGCTTTCGCCAGCGGGCAGGAGCATCTGGTTTACTGCTTGGAGTCGAGTAAGCATTGGGAAAGAGACGAAAAAAATGCCCCCTCCCGGTGAGGGGAGAGGGCAGGTTGAGGATTACTCCGTGGCGAATTCCACGGCGAATTCCGAACGCAGGGTGCCGTGACCCTTCACGGTCTTGGCGACCATGAAGTCTTCCTGGCGGCGAACGTCGCGGGTCGTTTCAACCGTCACGTCCAGCAGGGACAGGGTGGCGACGGCATCCGACAGCCACATCACGCCAGCCGACTTCGAGTAGTCGGCGCGGTACTTCGAGAACACCGAGGCTTCCGCCGACTCGTCCGTGTTCGGGATCAGGTTCGACGGCATGATGGTCACGCCCTCGAAGCGGATGGCTTCCGAGACTGCCGAACCCAGACCGGCCGCAGCCAGATTGAGCATGGAGTTCAGGTTGAGGTAGTGGCCGCTCGGGTCTTGCGCGTACTTGATCGCGTCGAAGGTCGTGTAGTTCACGGCCATGTAGATGGCTGCGCCCACGGGGACGTTCTTGGCGTACAGGGCACGCTTGGCCTTGCGGATGGCGTCCATCCAGTCGGTGCCCTTGGTGCCTTCAGCGCCGGTCAGGCCGGTGCCGAGGATTCGCGTGCCGCCCGAACCCGGGATGGCCGAGGACGGGGCGGTGCGGGCCGCCAGCATGATCGAACGGAACACGTTCTGGTCCACGGTGCGGGCCAGGACCGCGCCCATTTCCGTCGAGATGGGCGAGGACATGTCGAAGTGCGACATCAGTTGGTCCAGGTCCCACAGCGAGTGCGAGGCCGTCAGCGGCGCATCGACCGTGATGGTCACTTCGTCCGTCAGGAAGCCGTTGCCCAGCATCTCTTGGCCGCGAGTGATGTACTCGGCCTTCGACACGCCAGTACGCGGGAACTGCCAGGACTTGCCAGCACCGATGGACTTCTCGCGGGTCTTGCCTGCGGTCAGCGTATTGGCCGTCAGTGCGGTCAGCACTTCGCCGCCGAACTGCTTCAGGAAGAGGGCGCGGTCGTCAGTGCCGGAAGCGCCAGTACCGAAAGCGATGGGATTGCCGTTGTCAGTCGTGAAAGACATTGCGTCTTTTCCTTAATAGGGAAGGGATGTGAGAAGCCCCGCCCGGTCCCGGGGAATGGGACGCAGAAAGGCGGGGCTTGAAGAGGGGTGTTGCTTAGAAGCGCGAGGCGGCGAGCTTGACGCGGACGTCTTGTCGGTATGCCTCGGAGGTCTTGTACCGGGGGTCAGACATCGCAGCCATCATCTCGGTCTTGTCACGGAAGCCCGTGACTGCCGGGGCGGCGCTGGTGTTCGCCAGGACGACCTTGGGGTCTTGGCCTGCGGTCATGCGCTGCGCCAGGACCGCGATTGCCTCGGCGGCATTCGGGCCATTCAGCTGCTCGTCGTAGAACTGACGCTGCTCTTGGCTCAGGTTCTTCTGACCCCAGGCAACCAGGGCGTCGAACTGCGCCTTGCCGCCAGCGGCTTGATGCAGGTTGCTGGCGTGTTCGCGCTGCAAGGCTTGCTGCCCGGCGCGGAACTGCGCGTGCATCGCAGCGATGGCTGCGTCGTCCAGGCCTGCGGCCTTGAACGCCGAGACCACGGTGTCCGGGACTGCTTCAGCGTTGAAGCCAGCCACGAGGTCGCCGGAGGCGAAGAGATCACCGAGGTTCTTAGGCTGGTCGCCCTTCTTGGCTTCGTCAGTCTTGGGCTGTTCGCCCTCGACCTTCGGCTCGTCGGTAGGTTTGGGGGAGGCGCTTTGATCGCTCGGCAGTTGCTGCTGATTTGCAGTCTGTGCTTGCGTCGCCGGAGCCACCTCAGCTTGCGCGGCGGGAGCCGGAGCGTGCTGGGTGAACTGGGCGTCGTAAGCGGCGATCATCGCGGCACGATGCTCGGGAGACCCCGGGACCACCGGAGCCGCTTGGGCTTCAGGGGTCGCGGAGGGAGTTGCTTGGGATTGCGCGGTGTCGCTCATTGTCCAAGTTGGTTCTGAGCCACTGCACCTGCGACGGGTCCGGCTGCTGCCTTCATTACGTCACCGGCCAGGGCCTGTTGTTGGAGTGCCTGCTGCTCCTGCTGGACTTGCGCGTCAGACTTGACGCCTCCAGGGAAGCCGAGGGCTGCGATGGTCGGGGTGAGGATCACGTCGAAGTCGAGCTTCGCTGCGGCCTGCTGTTGGAATGCCTGGGGCACTTCGTTGAACAGACCGAAGAGGGTGCGGGCCTTGTTGACCTGGGCGTCTTTGCCCAGGGCTTCGAGACCCGTGGTGACTTCGATGGCGATCTTGTCGCCAATCGGGGGAAGCTCTTGGCGGGACTGCATCTGCGCAATGAGCTTGCGGATGCGCCACGCCTGGAGTTCCACGGACAGTAGGGAGTACGTGCCGCCCAGCGCCTGTTCGATCTCGGACGCCAGCATTTGCAGTTCGTAGGCCGTCACGCGCTCGGCGTCACGGCGCAGGTCGCCGGTCAGCAGGAAGGCTTGCGCCAGTCCACGCTGAAGGTCCTGCTTCTCCGCACTGAGCGTTTGGATCGCTGCGGAGTTGTTGAACTGGAAAGGCTGAACGTCGCCACTGTCCCCGCCGTTGCCGGAGAGGACTGAGCCGTTGCGGGCTTCAGCGATCCGCTTGCGCAGATTGCCGCCTGCCGCATTGGGGCGAACGAAGATCAGGTTGCGGGCTGCAATGGCCCCCATCTCCCGGATTTGCTGAGAGGTCGCGTCGAGACCCAAGAGGTCCGCGTAGTTCGCTTCAGCGTGGGAGCGCCCGTAGTTCTCGCCAGGGACGAGTTCCCAGGCCAGGGCGTTGCAGGGCATGATGCCGTGATGGTCCCGCTCCGCTTCCACCGACACGTTGTCCAGGTCTTGCTGGATCGAGTAGGTGTTCTCGTCCTTGAGGACGAAGCGGGTGTAGAGGACGCAGGATGCGTCTTCCTTCTTCTCGGTCTTGTGCCGAAGGTCCTTGGGCAATGCCCGCACTTTCATCTGCTCGGCAGTGACCACTTCGATCACCTTGCCATTCCAGTCCCGGACGCAGACGTACTGCTCCAGGCGGAACTGCTTGATCTTGCCTTCCGGCGTGATGTACTCGGCAATGTTGCCAGCGACGATCAGATGCAGCAGAGAGGTGTAGGTGGGACGCCGCCATTGCAGCGTCTCGATACGGTCGTTGACCAGCTTCTCGCACTTGGCGAGACCCAGGGTCACGTCAGGCGGAGGGGTCAGGGTGCCTTGCTCGATCAGGAGCTTGGTCGGGACCTTCAGGTTGAACGAGGAAGTCCCGGGAGGCAGGAGAGCCATCAGGAGCTTGGCGGCCAAATTGACCGTCGCTCGGGCACCAAAGGATTGGTAGGTCTGGGGGAGTACCGTGCTGGGCGACTGGCCCTGGGGAGGGCAGACACTCGGCACAGTCAGCGATGCGCAGGCCCGCGCTCGGGTGAGGTAGGGTTCGCGGTCGCTGGTCAGTTCGTTGTACCGATCCGCCAGTTTCACAGCTGGACGCCGACTCCCGGGGAGGACGTGGGCGGTGCGGTGAGGTACGAGGCGGCCAGGGACTGGCGCTGGGCCGTCCGCTTCTTAGTGGCCGTCAGGGGCGAATCCTCGGAACCGAAGACCGCCTTGGCGGCCGGGGGATCAGGCTGCGGCGGCGGCGGTGGAGAGGGGGCTTTCGAGGAACTCATTGGTTGCGGAGGTCCAGGGAATACCAGCCGTTCCCGATGGGCACAAAGCCGATGCGGAGGACGAACTGGATGTGTTGGGGAAGGGGGTATGCCAGGACTTCTGGGAACCCCGTGGACCGCGCCGCTTCGATCAGATACCGGAAGACTCGGGGTGTGAGCCACCGGCCACGAAGGGCGGGCGAGATGTGGATGTGGAAGTTGGTTCGAGAGGGCGATATTGGCTGGAACCATACCGCGCCGAGATAGCCGTCAGGACCAGGGAGTACGTGCGTTTGGCACGACGCCAGGGCAGATGGCGACCATTCGGTAGCGAAGGGGTAGCCGGTGCGCCGGAGGAAGCGTGAGAGGTCACAGGCTTGTTCCTTGCGTTGCTTGCGCTTGGGCTTCCTCGTTAGCCGCATCCACGTTGTCCGCGATGTCGCGGAGGGCTTGGATCGCTTCATGGTAGCCGGAGAGTTCGTGGGCACCCGTGTAGTCCTTGGCCTGGACAAGCGCGAGGGCTGAGTCGGCGGGGACCAGGGAGGCAAGGTAGGCCGCGAGGGTGCGGATTTCTTGGGAACCGGGGAGGTTCGGCGGTAGCTCGCCTTCTCCTAGGATTAAAGAGATAGGCTGGCTACTACCATCCGGGCATTTAATCCGATGGCTCTGCCCGCCCGGAGCGGACTTCTTCGTACCACTTTTGAAGCGCCGAAAGGCGTTCAGCATTGCGGTTACAAATCGCATAGTTCTCCGTCACGGAAACGAGGATGTCGGCGTCGGAGACGACGGGGATGGATACAGGGTCGGTCGGATGGCTCGCAGGGGTTCGGGCGGCGCTGCCAGTTCGGCCGGCAAGGGTGGCAAGCTGCGAACGTAGCCCGGCTGCTTCGTTGAGCAACCCGACAACCCGATCATCAGCGCGGCGGCGACGGAGATCAGAATCAGCGAGTGCAGCTTGGAGTTCAGAGGTAACGCGATCATGGGATTCCTGTTGAGCGCGGAGGCGCTGGTTAAGGTCGGAGGTGACGCGGGCGGTCGCCTTGGCGTCGGCGTCCCGGGCGGCGGACACGGCCTGGTCCTGGCGGACCTGGGCGGCGGCCCGCTCTTGGTCGGCCCCATAGTCGATCAGGTGCCCCCGGTACATCAGGCCAGCCACGAGAATCGCGGCGGTGGCCAGGACATACCGGAGGGGCTTGTTCGACCAGAGAGCCTTGAGAGCGGCCAAGTTCAAACCACGAACTCCGGGTCCACGTTGCCGTCCCACACCCCGTAGTGCCATACACCGACCGAGTGGCGCAGCGCCCGCAGGGAGCCGTCGTTGACGATGCAGAAATCACCGGGCTTGCGCTCGACGCCTGCTTCGCTGAGATGCTGGGCCACGGTGCGGGCACCGTCGGGGCGACTCAGATGCAGAATGCAGCCACCAGCATTGCGGATGGCCTCGGCCTCGTTGTCGAAACGAACGTCGCTGATGAGGACCATCCGGCCCCGTGCCCATTCGCGCTGGATGCGCTGCATGGCTTGGTCGATCCAGAAAGTCTCGGAGACCATGTTGCGTCCCCACTCGGTCCCGAGGGTCTGCATGAGTTGCCGGGGACTCTTGCCGCACCAGGGGATCACGTCTTCCTTGATGGGTTCGAGTTCCGGCACCGTGCAGCCCAGGAGGCCCGCGACGAACTCACGGATCGGGGAGGCGAAGGACAGTTCGGTGTACGCGCAAATCTGCTGGAGCATTCCGGCGACCGTGCTTTTCCCGGACTGCGCCTTCGCGGCGATGCCGATAAGGTTCAGTTGTTTACCTTGCGATGTCATGGGCATTGAAAGAGATGTCGTGGTTGCCGATCCGGTAGAACACGCCGCCACCTTGGGGGTCGTATTCGCCGGGTCGGAGGATGCGGGAGAGTTGTGCTTGGACCAGGGCGTCCTGGCGGGTCTGGGAGACCGCCTTGAACTTGCCCTTTTTGGGTTCCTCGAAGCGCCGCTCGACGGCAGGCCACCAATGCTTCATGGTGGAGCCGCCCAGCAAGACTTCCTCGGCACCCGTGGGGCCGCAACCGATGCAGCCAGCGAAGCCGTCAGTGCTGTCACCCATGAGGGTCTGCATCATCCACCAGTGATCCGCGCGATCCTGACTGATGGTCATGATCTTGTCGGCCTTGGGGATGTACAGGCGGCCCGGCACGGTCTTCATGTCCTTGTCGGTGGACAGGATGGTCGTGCCCTTGCCGGAGAGAAAGCCCAGGGTGTCGTCGGCCTCCAGGCCGGGATACCAGACGGCATCCCAGCGCTTGATGGCCCAGGCTTCGAGTTCCGCATAGATTTCCGGCTTGTCGCTGCGGCCCGACTTGTACGTCGGGAACAGGCCGCGCCGGAAGAGGCCACGGGTGGGAGGGGAGATGACGAAGGTGGACTCGTCGCAGCCAGCCGCGGTTAACCAGGAGTCCACGAGTTCGACCAGCTTTCGCTTGGCTTCTCGGAGGGTCGGGAGGCGCGATGTGTTCTCGCCGTCGTCGCTGTCCCAGTCGATCTCATCGACCTTGATGACGCAGGCCTTGTAGATGGCCTCGTCGCCGTCGATCAGACCCCTCACCCTTCCAGTTCCTCGCAGTTCACGAAGGTCCGCTTCGGGTACTTGGCCTTCAGACGTTGAAGGCGGGCGGCGGACTTGGGGTCCGGCGATTTCTTCATGTAGGTGATGGTGTCGTTCCAGACGTCCTTGAGCCAAGCGCTCGACGTCAGCGGCCCATGTTCGGTCACAGCGATCTGCGAGAAGCCGAAGTCGTAGTCGAAGATGTCGCGGTAGACACAGCGAAAGACCGGGAGCAACTGGATCACCGGGAAGCCCGGCGCGTCCAGGTCGTAGCTGCGTTCCGCCTCGACGCTCGGCGTGGACGTCGGACGCACAGTGCCGCCTAGGGCAGCGCGGAAGCCCTCCACCGCCTTCTCGTACTCGGGGTGGTCCATCAGGCGGATGTCGATGAACAGGTCGATGTCCTTGATATCCACGTCCGCCGCCGCGTCGCGCGGGGCACCGCCGCCGATCACGCAGGTCGGGAAATACTTGACCGCGATCTTGGCGAGGGCCTGGAGTTGCAGGAGTGACAGCTTCATCCAGTCACCTTGGAGATGTACTCCCGGGTGCGTAGGGTCTTCCCCTCTTCGCCACGGTAGTCGCGGCGGCTCACCCAGAAGCCCTGCGGCGTCAGCGCCAGGACTTTGCCCAGCGCCATGCTGCGGTAGTTCGGCTCGACGTAAGCCACCATGTCACCCACGGCAACGGGGTTGCCGAGGAAATCAGTGTGTTTCATGCCAGTTGTTTCCGATGTCGTAGGCACCGTCGAGGCGGCACCTGAAATTGAAGTGCGTCCCAGCATCCGTGATGGCCTGCTTGAACGTGGAGCCGCAGAGGTCGGCGTGTTGGGGGAGGGTTTCCTGCTGAACTTCGTCGTGGACGTTGGCGCAGTATCCGAAGTCCTCGCCGTGGACCAGACCGTGTTTGGTCGTGATCTCTTCGTGGTACATGACCAGGGCTTGCTTCATGATGATTGCGCCCGTGCCTTGCAGCAGGGTGTTGAGCGCGGCGTGGGCATGGCGGATGCGAATGCGGCGACCGTCGATACCCTTGATCCAGCCCTGGGCCTTGGCCTTGGCGGCGATGGCGTTCTTGAGTTCCTTGAAGCCCTTGATACCGTCGATCAGACGCGACTTGACGATGCGTCCGATGGCGATGGTGGAGCGCAGGCGGCAGCGGGTGCGTGCCTTGTTCCACTCGATGGCCCACTTCGGCCACTCTTCCAGAGGCTTGCCGCTGGTGCGCCAGTCCGCGATCCAGATGGACCCGGCCTTCTCGTCGCCAGCGCCGTACAGAGCGCCATACAGCAGGGTCTTCGCGCCGTCCCGGGAGAACAGGTCGGTGTTCTTCCGGTTCATGGAATGCGCGTCGGTCCCGTTGGACTTGTCGCCTTCCAGGAGAGCGCGGGTCAGGATGCCGTCGTCGTAGCGCGACAGGTAGTGCGCCAGGACGCGAAGCTCTAGACCCTCGGCATCGCAGCCCACCAGCTTCCAGCCGTCTCGCGGAATCCACAGCGCCCGCATCAGCGGGTCCTTGTCGATGTTCGCGGAGTTGGGCATCCGGTGAGTCATGCGGCCCGTCACCGCGCCGTTCGAGTTCACGTAGCCATGCACGCGGTCCTCGTCGTCGGCGTGATGCAGCCAGCCGCCGCCCGTCTGCTTGCCGGTCTTCTTGGCGATCTTCGGGGGACCTGCCAGCTGGGTCCACCGCTTCTCTTCACGGGCGAAGCGGATCAGCAGCTGGGCCTCGGGGAAGTCCAGCTTCTTCAGGACCGCCTCGGTGATGTTCGGGTTGCCCTTCTCGGTGAGCGGGGCAGTCCAATCGTGGCGGGCCTTGAGTTCCCGGGCGACGTGGAACTCGCTGCCGGGGTTGAAGTCCACCAGCTTGATCGCGGTGTACTGTGCGCCCTGGGTGTATCCGACGCCCTGGCGGGTCATGGTGCGCTTGGGGTTCTTGGTCTCGGTCGGCAGGAAGCGCGGAGGGAACGTGCGCTGAAGCTCGGCCACCAGCGCCTGCCGGGAGTCGTTCAGCTGGGCGGCCAGTAGGATGCCTGCCTTCACGTCCAGCTTGAAGCCGTTCTCCATCTGGAGGTCAACGAGGTACGAGACCTTGTGTTCCAGTTCGCAGGACTCACCCCAGGTCGTGACGTGTTGCAGCTTCTTGAACAGGGCGATAGTGACCACCGAGTCCTGGCCGCAGTAGTCGCGCATCGGCTCGTTGTAGTGATCCCAGCCGCCGTCGTAGGAGCCTTTGAGAACGCCCATCTCGATGCCGTAGGACTCCAGCTTGTGGCCGCCGAGTCGTTCGGGATCGCGGAGACGACCCATAATCATGGTGTCGTAGATGGCCTCGGCGGGGATGTTGACGCCCGTGACCTTCTTGAGCGCCTTGCGGTCGAAGCCGATACCGTTGTGGGCAACGGTGCAGCGACGTCCGGGGTTGTTGAATACGTGGGTTGAGAGGCGCTTCACGCCCTCCATCAAGGAGGGGTAGAGCGGGTCGTGATCGGTGTAGGTGATGACCTCGCCCGTGCGGACGTTGCCGATGGACATGACCCAGATGCGAGTCAGTTCCTTCAGCAGCCCGTCCGTCTCCAGGTCCCACACCAACAGGTCGTCGGTGAGGTCCTGGGTCATTTCGCGGGCGGCAAGTTGAACAGGACCTGCACTTCAGTCCTGTCCCACGCTACGTTCCGGTAGCTTTCTACGCGCTTGACGGTATCGCGGGCGGCCTGCTCGGCCACCTCTTTTGCGATCTCGCTGAGGCGAGCGTACAGAGCTTCGCGGTACTGCTGTTCAATCGCTTGAGTGATGATGGCGACGTGTTGTTCCAGGGACAGCGTGGCGAGGCTCATTGCTGGCCCTCCGGCGCGACGTGAACGATCACGGAGATCATCACGGGCTTGCGGTTCGCGCCAGCGGCACGGGCCGCCGCGCTGTTGTACGCCGCCTGGACAGCCTTCAACGGGTTGCCGTCGTGGGCTGCGACCATGGCGAAGCCGGTGATCGTGGCGCGGGGGTCTACGACTTCGGGCGTCGTAGCGGGATGCTGGGTTCCGGACATTCGTGTGAGATTTGGCGATAGAAGCAGGCGACCCGTTCCAGTTCGGTCGGGGTCGCGTCCTTCTTGATTGAGTTGGCCCGCCAGGACACGACAACCACGTTGCTTGGCACGTAGCCTTTGCGCGGGTTGATGCGGTCGAGGGAGGGTGAGTTGGGGCCTTGGCGGCCCGCTGTTGGCCGTAGGCGAATGCCCAGGACAGGGCACCGCTCCGGTACTCGGATGTCTTCGAGCTTCAGGGTGTGGGGGATGGCGGCTTGCTTGGCGCGGTAACGGCTGGACTTGAGTAGCGAACGGGCAACGGACTTAGAAGTCGTTGTTGCTTTCGTCTTCAAAGTCGTCGCTCTTGCCGCGCTTCGGCGGGGCTTCGCATGGCTTCACGCGGCCCGTCTTGGGGTCGTAGCGGAGGTAGTCGGCAGGGCCGGTCTTGCCACCGCGCCGGACCTTCAGGACGCGCAGCATTGCTACGTCACGTTCGTCTGGGTCATCGGCCTGCTGGTTGCGCTCTTTCGCCACGATGACGTCAGGGATTTGCTTGAACGCAGCGGTGCCTTTGATGTCGGACAATGTGATCGCTGCACCTTCCTCGGCCGTTCGCTTACCACTGCTCTCCTTGCGGAGATGCGCGATGGCGACGACACTGCACCCGGTCCGTTCGATCAGGGAGCGCAGCTTCACCAGCAGCTTGTCCTGGTCTTCGTTCTCCAGGCCGGTAGCAGCGATGGTCAAGTGATCCAGGAAAAGCAGGACCGCCCCATTGGCCGCCATGAACTCCATCTTCGCCAGGAGACCATCGGGGTCGGTGGAGCCGAAGTGGTCGTAGGCTTGATAGTTGCCGGAGTACAGAAGCTTCGCGGTGCTGGCGGCCCACTGAGCGTCGGTCAAGAGTTCCGGGTTGTCTTCCAGGTCCTCGGCAAGCACGTTGTTGTCCAAGGCGACGAGGTACTTGGCCGTGTCCTCTACGGACTCTTCCAGATACACAGCACCGACCTTGATTCCTTCGCACAGCGCGGCGTACATGAACTCTCGCGCATCCGTGGATTTGCCGACCCCCGTTCCCGCCGTGAACAGCCAGAGTTGCCGGGGGCGGATGCCTCGGGTCTTGGCGTTCAGTAATGGATACGGGGTCTGCCAGCCCGGCGCGGTCTTGGCCTTGAGCCGTTCGACGGTCAGGTCCTCACCAGCGATCACGCCGTCAGGTCGATAGGTCTTGGCGTCCCAGATGGCCTGGGCGACCGCCTGCGCACCCTTCTCGCGGAGCATGTCGTTGGCATCCTTCATACCGTCCTGGCAGAAGAGAACCTTGACCTTGCCTGCGGGGAGGATTTTGGCGACCTCTTCGACGGCGGCGCGTCCCGGCTCGTCGTTGTCGAACCAGAGGACCACTTCCTTGTAGCTGCTGACCCATTCGAGTTGGGCGGCGATGGCGCGGGCGGCCCCGGCTGCCCCGGTGGGCAGGGAGACCACGGGCCACTTCAGGGCTAGCGCCTGTGCCACGGAGAGGCAGTCGATCTCACCTTCGGTGATGACCAGCTTGTTGCCGCCCGTGCGCCAGAGGTGTTGCCCGTAGAGGCCCGCCTTCTTCATGCTGCCCAGGGCGTAGAAGTCTTTGTCCGGGGTGCGGACCTTCTGCGCCAGCGGTTCGCCGGTCACGGGGTCGCCGTAGGTTGCGACCTGAACTTTGCGTCCGTCCCGCTCTGCCACGGTGTAGCCGTAGCGACGGCAGGTCTCTTCAAAGATGCCGCGCTTCTTGAGTTCCTGGTACTTGCCGTTTCGGATCAGGTCCGAGGGGCCTTTCGGTGCGGAGGGAGTGTGTGTCTCGCCGTCGCCGCGCTTGTAGGCAGTCTCCGGGGGACACGCGAAGCAGAAGGAGTGGCCGTCGTCGTAGGTTGCACATGCGTCACTGCTCCCACAATCGTCGCAAGGACCCTTGGATACCAGGGCCGAGTCGCTATCGTGTTCGGTCATAGTCCTCCTGCGCCTTGTTCATGACGTCCTGGTAGTCATTCCCGCTAGGCGCGGGACGTTCCTCGAAGCCCGGGTCGGGCCAGGAGTTCACGGGGGTGTTGGGATGCCAGTAGTCGTAGGCCTCGCAAACGCCGTCGCGGCGCTTGAAAGTCCAAAGCCCGTTCACTACCCAAGCCTGTTTGATGGAGCCGTCTTCGTGACGCTTGACGTCCCGCAGGTAGAGGCAGGCGCGGCCTTTGTCGAAGAGGACTACGCCACTCATGCCGTCTTCGGCTTCGGTTGCAGCAGCGCCGCGAACTCTTCGAGCGTCATGACGCGGCGGGGACCACGGCCCTTGACGACGACCTTGCCGTCCGGGCGGGACTGCGCGAAGTAACCACGGGCCTTGATGGTGAAGGTGGCGGGGGAGGGCTTGTTCATTTGAGAGGTCCAAAAAAATGCCCGCCGTGTTAGGGCGGGCTGGGGTGTTGGAAGGTGGGGCTTAGTAGGTCAGGCGGTCGAACAGAATCCCGGCTTCGCGGGGACCCCGCGCCAGGAACATCGCCAGCCACATCACCAGGACGCCGACGAAGAACGGCGGGACCATGGCGAGACGCCATGCGGCGACGAGGGCCGCGAGGGCGGCTTTCGTGGCGCGGCGCATCAGTTGGCGCTCCCGTACAGGGCTTGGTTCACCTCGGTCTTGATGACGCTCGCTTGCAGGCGATAGCGCGTGTAGCGCTGGCCGGTGGCGTCCTTGCGCTGGTCCTTGGCGATGTTCAGGCCCAGCTTGCGCAGTTCAGCGATGCGGCTGGAGACCGAGCGGATGCCGTAGACAGCGTGGGCTTCGACGTTCGTGATCGTGCCGTGGTTCTTCAGGTGCTTGGCGATGGTGCGGAGTTGCGGGGTGGTGCGGATGGTTTGGCGGTCGGTCATGTTGGTTCCAGGTTAGGCGGGTACGAATTCAGCGGGCACCGCGTACAGCGGGTAGCCCATAAGCTTCGCGTTGGTGAGGGCTTTGATGAACGGGTGCCCCGTGCGGGGGCCGCGCTGGCGCTCGAACGTGCGGGTTTCGCACGTAAGCTGCACGTCGGCGGGGGACGTGGAGACGAAGCCGAAGGTCGGGTAATCGACGTAGGCGTGCCAGCGACGATCAGCGCGAAGCTCGGCATACTCTTCGTGGCTCACCACGATGTATTCGGGTTCGCGGTTGTCGCGCTTGATTTCGTGGATGCGCTTCAGGATTTTGTCGAGGACAGTCTGCTTGATGGCAACGTGCATGGCGTGTGTCTTGTGTGAGAGGCGGGGCCGAAGCCCCGAGGTGACTCAGCGGAGAGTCAGCGTGCCTTTGCGAAGGGCGCGGCCCAGGCGGGCAATCAGGCCCGGCTTCGTGAGGTCGAGGACCATCCAGGCGAAGACGAGATGCCCGGTCATTCCTTGGCTTTCAGGAAGTCATCGCCGACGCGCTTGGCCTCGTCGGTGTTGACGAGATCGCGCAGGGCCGAGGCGACCTTGCGACCCGTGGCCGCCGAGGCGCGGTGCTTGTTGGCCTTGGCGACCAATTCGCTGGCTTCCGTCAGCGCCTTCTGCGTCTTCTGGGTCTCGCGGTTCGCCAGGGTGTCCAGGACGGTGGCGATCTTCGTGGTCAGCTTGATGAGGATCAGGATCATGTGAGTTCGGTGAGCTTGAAGTTGATGTGGGGGTCTTCGCCGGGAGCCGGGAAGCGCTTGGTGAGGTGAAGCGCGGTGATCTGGCGGTCGTCGCCGTACCATCCTTCTTGCGTCAGCACGTCCATGAGGGGCTTGGCAAGGTTGTCCAGGTCGCCCTTGGGCGTGGTGAACTTGGATTTCTTGATGGGTTCGCAGACGAACTCGATGTCCATGCGGAGTTCTCCCGTCAGAGCGGGGGCGTCCAGCGTGGGCAGGAGGGACTTGAGCGCCAGCTTGTGGGCCTTGTAATCGGCGGGGTCGTACATCACTGCATGACCCCGGATCGTCGCCGCACGAGGACGCGGTGCCGGTTTGGGCACCACGACCAGCGTGTGGTTAGAAGTCGTCGTCGTCATCCGGCGTCGAGTCGTCCTGGTCGTCGTCGCGGTTGTCCGGCGTCTCGGCGCGGGCCGAGTCACCTTCGTACTCGTCCTCGTCCTCGAAGTCGTCGGTGGCCGAGGCGGCGCGACGTTCCAGCAGTTGCAGCGCGTTCAGGTACAGCGTCACGCCCTTGTTCGCGCCGGTGTCGAACTCGGCGGCGGCGATGGACAGCTTCACGAGGTCGCCGGACTTCGCCGTGGCCTTCAGCGGCTGCTTCTTGGCGTCCACTTGGTCCGGCTTGTTCTTCGACTTCGCGGTCAGGACCCAGAAGCCGCGCATGTTCTCGCGCTTCTCGTTGTCCTCGGCCAGCGCGTCGCCGTCCTTGACCGGGCAGGTGTCCTTCTTGCCCTTGGCGGCCTTGTGCAGGTCGATGAGCTTGCGGGCGAAGGTGTCGTTGGCTTCGACGCCCTTCTCCAGCTTCAGGGCGCACTTGTATTTGCCCTTGCCGTATTCCGAGTTGTCGGGCTTATCGACCCAGGCCCAGGCAGCGATGCCTGCCGGGGTGCGGCCTTTGAATACGACTTTGACGGGGGACTTCTTGTCAGCCATTAGGAGAGCTTCCTTGCAGATGTGGGGATAGAAATGAAAAGACCCCGGGGTTAGCCGGGGTCACAGGGAGGGGAGAGGGGTTAGGCGGGGACCTTGACGGCCACGGTGGCGATGGGCGCTTCCTTGCGGCTGTGCGTACCCGCGACAAAAGCAACGTACTTGCCTTGGAAGTTGAGGCTCTTGAAGACCTCCATCGTCACTTCTTCCAGGACCACCGGCTTCGGCGGCAGGTCGCCCAGGACCAGCGAGCGTTCCGCGACCCAGCGGTGACGACCTTCGTGGTCGTAGCGGGTCGAGACGCGCTCGATGCCGTCCTCGCTAACCAACGTGACCTTGATCGCGCCGCTCACGAAGTCGATGGACTTCACGGTCTCGCGGGTCTTCGGGTTGTAGGCAGGCGTGCCGTTGACGAACTGCTTCAGGAACGGCTGCGGGTCGGCTTCCTTGACCATCTTCAGCCAGCAATTCGGGGAGCCGTTGTAGCGACCGTCCTCCCGGAAGTCGGTGGACGTGAATGTGCAGCCCCAGCTGCTCACGTAGGTAACGCGCATCTTTCCGGCCGATTCTTCTGCGATGTCCGTGATGACGAGGCTGGGCGTGCCGTCCTTGAACGCGATCTCGAACACCGCACCATTCTTGAAGGCGGCGATCAATTGCAGGATGTTGGTGAAGGCGAGGGCAGCGAAGGTGTTCATGGTGTTCCTTGAGAGGTTTGGGTTTGAGAGGGACGGCCGATAGGGTCGTCACCCTCCGGGTATTTAAAAAATACGTGGGTAACTCGTGCTAGTTCAGGAGAAAAAGAACTCGGATTTCAGGACTGCGGTGACGTCCAGGAGCTTGCCGTCGCTGTCGCCCAGCGTGGGCACGGGCGGCAGGTCGGTGCAGCCGGTATGCTCGGCCACGTTGTCGCGCCACTGTTCCAGCGCCGGACCGTCGTACATGCGAACGAACTGCTCGCGGATATGGAGGTTCAGGACGTCCACGTTGCCCGCGTGGGCACCGAAGGAGTCATGGACAAACGCGAGGTCGCGGATGCCATCACGCTTCATCTCGACGCACGTAAGTGCCAAGTGCGCCGCGTCGTAGCTGTGAACCACGTTGGGTGCGGCGGCGTTGGCCTGCTTGTCGAGCTTCATGGGGGCCTCAGTGTTCTCGCGGTAGACCACGACCTTCCCGCCGAGAGTCTTCACGCGCTTCTCATCGGTCGGGTAGTAGGCTTGACGCACGGTGAACCCCGAGGGCGTCGTCCAGACGAGCGGCTTGTTCTGCTCGCCCAGGTGACGCGCAGTGGCTTGGAAGAACTTCATGGCGGCGCGGGGCTGGCCGATGTTCGCGTCCAGGGAGGACACGATGGCTTCCGTGAGGTAGCCAGCGGCGGCGTAGCGTTCCTTGCCGTTCTCGAAGTGCTTGCAGAATCCATCTGACACCAGTTGGGCCAGGATGCCCGGCTCGGTCACGCCGTAGGGAGTCGTCATGACCGCACGTTTCACGGTCTTACGCTCGACGTGACCGAGCCACTTCACTGCGATGGGGTTGCCGTTGGCGGCGTCCAGAGCAATGCGCTGCTGGACGATGCGGGCCACCTCGCCATAGATGTCCTCGCGCTTGCCGGTGGGCAGCACGTTGACTGCGGCGGCGGACAACGGGTCCTTCATCATCGCGCTCAGGTGTTGGATACCGGAGCAAGTTGCATCCAGGCGGATGGGAATGTGGGATTCAAACTCCCCCATCGCTGCTTCGCCGTGCTTAGAAACGAAGTCGGCCATACGGGCGACCTCGAAGCACATGGACAGGAACTCCCAGGGGGAGTCGGTGTCTGCCCAGAAGTCCAAGTTGTCCAAGGGATCCTTGGCCGTCTGGAGAATCCACTTCATGTGGTTCTCGGCCCAGTCGGCGCGGGCCTCCAGGGGCAACTTGTCCTCTCCGAAGGTGTTCGCGGCGGCCACCAGCAGCCAGAACTGTCCGTTCACGCCCATCTTCTCCTTCTCGGAGAAGGTCAGCAGTCCCTTGATGAGGGAGTCGCCTTGCGTGTGGAGGTCTTGGGGGCGCGGGTAGAAGCGGCCACGAAAGTCCGCGTAGTGCGGGAACCAAATGGTCGGGAACTTTGCCAAGTCCTTGGCGAGATCGAGCATACGGTACGTGCGGGCACGCATCCCTTCCAGCGCGGCGTTCTTGTCACGCACGGTGCTGATGACCTTCATGTGGGCCTTGCGTTCCTCTTCGGTGAAGAGTGCCCATTGATGGTCGGGGATCGGCGCAGGTAGCGGTGCGTTCTCGGCGGCGGGGAATCCAGCCAGGTCTAGGCCCAGATTCCGAACCTGCATCGCCACGTCCAACACCTGGGTGTTGATGGCCCACCGCGTCTTCTGAATCCAGTTCAGAGCTTCGAGCGACGCGCCGTCCATGGGACGGGCGATAGCTGCGGTGTGGGCGTTGCCGTGTTCCATGGATTTCACGGCACGGGTGCGCAGGGAGAGATAGCCGCCTTTCAGTTGCGTCATTGGTTCAGTCCTTCGGGTAGTCAGCGAGTAGTCAGCGATGAGGGAGAGCTTGAGAGGGACCCGTGCGTGGGTCAGCCGTACTGCTTACTGCTTGGGGGTCTCGGCAGGCGCGGGGGCGGCCTGGGGTTGCGGGTCGTCCTTGGTCAGTTCGTTGCCGATCACCGACCCGACAGTGCTGCCAGCGGCAGCGCCGAAGAACGTGGACCAGAAGCCACCGCCTGCGGCCGGAGCCGACTGCTGGATGACCGTGGTGTTGTTCGTCGTCTTGTTCACGACACGCGGGGCAGGCTTGGGGGCCGGGCGCGGGGCGCTGTAGCTGCGGGGTGCGCTGAAGCTCCGGCCACCGGAGAAGCTGCCGCGAGCGTCGGCGTCATTCGGGACCGCCGAGATGGCGATGCCGAGGGCGAGGGCGGCGGCCCAGGTCAGGATGGTTTGCTTCTTCATGCTTTGGCCTTGGAGTAGTGTTCAACGAGGGATTCGGGGTCAAAGCCCTGCTCTTGCAGTTCCTTGACGAGTTCGAGAGGCAACTTGCGGTTGCCTGCTTCCAGGTGCGCCATGGCGCGTTCGAGTTCAGGGGAGGTCCACATAGGCAACTTGTGCTAGTTGAGGGAATGAAAAAAGGGCAACGGCCCGATTGGGTCGTCACCCTCCGGTCATTTATAAAAACGACGGTGACTCGTGCTAGTTGTCTTCGAGAGAAAGCGCGGGTTCCAGGGCCGTCTCCGGCTCCGGGGGATACTCATAGTCCTTCGGCTCCGCGATCATCGGGAGCATGAACGGACGCATGAGTTCGTTCTGGTTGTGGCGGCAGGCCACGAAGGCCCGGCCCTCGTCCGACATGGAGAACGTCAGGCGGCGGCGGTTCTTGGCCTCGCCCCATTCGTTCTCGACGTTGAACCAATTGGACGCTTCGACCAGCAGGGTCATCAGGACGGACCCCACATGGATTTTGGTCTCCGGGGTCCAGTCGCCCTTCACAAAGTGCGCGGCCTTGTTGGACCACTTCTTGAACACGCGCATGTCCACCTCCGTGTTACGGTGGAGCATGAGCTTGAACAGGTCAGGCTCGAAGGGGGCGTTGGTTGCCTTCCGCTCCTTGGCGGCGGCGGCCTCGTTGGCCTTCCAGGTCTCGAATTCAATCTCGTGCATCACCCGGGTCCCGCAGTCGCGGGCGACCACGGTGAAGCTGGCGGGGTCCGGGCGGGCCAGGGCGGTCAGGACGGCGCAGGCCGCCAGCCGGTCGGCGGGGAGGGCCGTGATCGGCCAGGACGCCTCGGGGAGCTTCTTGAGGTCCGGGTTTTGGAACGCGGCAAGGTATTCGGTTTGGGTCGCCTGGACCCGCTCCAAAACCGGACCGATGAGGTCCCGGGCAATGACTTGGCCCGGCTCCAAGTCGACCAGGGCACGGGCGCGGATGCTGCCGTCCTCTCCGATCTTCTGGAGCGACGAGCGGTAGCGTTCGATTCCGCGCTGGACTTGGTGTCGTTCCCATTCGCGTTGGGCCTTGTAATCGTGGATGCCCACCGGCTCGGGGAAGGACAGGGGTGTGTCCGAAACTGCGTCCTCCGTATCTAATTGATCCGACAGGAACTCGGTAGCGTGAGTCAACTTTATCTCCTAATATCAACAGCTTAGGAGAAACTGGCAGGACTTTTAATCCGTTGGTCGCGAGTTCGAGTCTCGCACAACCCACCACCCCAATTCTTGTAGTACCCAGAACTGACGCCGCTCTCATGAGCGGCGTTTTTCTTTGCGTGCCGATTTTGACCGAAATTCGACCGTCGCCGAATGATGCGCAAGGAGGGACGGGGCAAGGTGGGCCCGTGTCGCCGCACCATGTCCAGCGTCTCCCAAGCGCCCCAAGTCCTTGAGAACCACGAGAGGCGTGCCAGCCTGCACAGGCCAGCCGGCCCGGGTTTGCCGCAATAAAGCGTATGGCTCGACGACGCGCAAATATCCAAGATGCGCTGCGGCAGGGTAGAAAATAGGCAGTAAGAATATCGATTGACGGTTTTGGTATCCGATATTCAAGCTTGAATAACCCCCCCCAAAAAACTGCCGAAGATACTGCTTACCATGACCTGGGCTGTGTAAGTGAGGCAGAACGCCAACAAAATCCGGCAGGATCGCGAAAGACACGCCTCTGCCATGCCTCTACCGTTGGTCTACCGCTGTTGTCGATCCCGTCTGCTGGCGATGACGCTATGCCCTGACTCACCGCGCGAGGCATACCATGGACGCAATCACCGATCCTGTGCACCTAAGCAATCCCCAATTACTTGACTGGGTCTGCCAACCGCGCAGGGACGGAGATACTTTTAACCTGGCGCCAGACCCGTCACGGCTGACCGCGCGTGGATTTATTGCAGGCTCGCAGCATTCTCTGCCTGGATCGCTTGGCGAGGTCCAGATTGTCTCGGCGATTCGCCGGCACTACCGTATTGAGCGCTTCAAGCAGCCTCTTGCTGATTGCTTCATCCTGATCCCAATGCGGACCACGTTGGCTGTCCACGCAAACGCGGTCCTTGGACTACAGGGCTCGCTTGAAGTCGGCGTGCGCCAGGCGCTTGTCGATGCCTTTCAAGCCTACGCTCCTGCTCATCATGGCGCGGTACTTCCCTATGTGGCCGCACGGCTTGGCGAATTCAACCAGAATCATCCGCCAGGACTGACCGGCGAGGAGTTCGGTCTCTTTCTGAATACCACTTTCACGTGGCGCGGAGTGCAGAAAAAGTTCGATGAGGTTGAATGGCTTCATGCCGTCTATGAAGGCAATGCCTATTCGAGGATCCCTGAGCTGTGTCCGGAACGGGAACGAAATCTTGGCCATGATGGCTATCGACTCGTTCATATCGGGGAGGAGTACCTGCAGGCGGTTCCCCCGTTAAGAGAGTCGAAGAATGTCGTAACTGTTCACCACGGCGAGCCCGAGGATCGGGCCGTCGCTGAGCGAGCGAGCGAGCTGGCGCGCGCTAAGCATAGCGATTGCCAATTCCTGGAACCACACAGAATCCGTCTCACATCAATCAAGCTCATTGACGAAACAAAATGGGTGCTTGAATTGGCGTACTTAAGGGATAAAAGCTGCGGCTTCCATATGGTAATGCCGACACTACATATTCGGTCGGCAAATAGCGTCCTCTATGCGACTGTGTCGTGGTCGCAGCGGCATGATGCCATGAAGAAAATCTTTACAGAGAGCGCCCACGAAGCGTCCATTCTGGCAGCGCCCGTTGCACTGATCAATTTTGAGGAGGGGCTTGCAATCTATAAAGCCGAGTTTTGGAGACTCATCAAGGAACGAGCTCTGCGGAGCTTCGAATGCTTGATACCAGAACTGATAATGATCAAGGAAGTGGGCGGATGGCAGCCGGCGGGTTGGCCGGAGCCCACAGAGTCCGAAGAGGTTGAAAGTCCCTGA